CTATTCATTGCCCGATCTGTCGCAAAAAAAACCCAGACACCTATTGGTTTCGAGCCATAGAACGCCCGGGCTTTAGAAATATTCACATTCCTCATCATCTGCTTTTTCTTCAAACTCTTCCCGATAAAGTCCCGCGCAAACCCATTCCTCCTCATTTGATGCGCTTTTTTATTCCCCCACCCATGGAACAGTTTCGACCACCGGTCACCGATGATGATGACGTCGTTTTTATAACAGCTTTTTCAAAAGCTGGCCAAAATATTTAACTACAATAACAGCTTTTTCAAAAGCTGGCCAAAATAACTAGCATAATTTTTTATTTAATTAAAAAAATAAAAAATTTTACACTCCCATTTATTTTTTGTTTCTCGGTGATCTCCTTAAACCAACCGGTTCTTTCTTAACAACAACAGCAGCTGGCTTCTTCTTTAAGTTCTGAATTCGTGCCGAAGTCCGGGTTGGTGCAGGTGCAGGTGTGCTTTTCTTGGTTTGATTCTTTCTACCTCTCTGTTGTTTTACAGGAGAAGGCGCATTAGAGTCTTTGTTCTGAACACCGGCAGAAGGCGCAGCAGATGCATCTTTTTTTGCATTAGAGTCTTTGTTCTGAACACCGGCAGAAGGCGCTGCAGATGCATCTTCTTTTGCATTAGAGTCTTTGTTCTGAACACCGGCAGAAAGCGCAGCAGATGCTGAAGTCTGAGAAGATGCAGATGGCGCAGCAGCAGATGCTGAAGCCGGTGCGGCAGATTTTTTATTTTTATTGGATGACGATGATGATGATGACGACGATGACCAGTCGTCAGAGTTCATGAATTTATTAAACCGCCCTCGGCTCTTTTTTTGTGTCTTCTTCGGCGAACTCTTGTACCGATTATATGCCCAATATAAACCTGCTGCAGCAGTGACAGCGGCTACGATTCCCCACAATTTTGTCCTGCCGATTCCTGTATTCTTTTCAACATACTGATAAACACTTTCTAATCCGTCGAGTTCTTCAATTTTAGAGTTCATTGTTGAAATGTTAAATTTCTCCAAAATTGTTTTCCTGTCTGCGTCTTTAAATATCAAATATTCGGATTTGTTTTTTGTTGAATAATATCTTATACGGTGGGTTTCTCTTTCTTCGTTGGGATCAATAACAATGTAATACTCGCCAGAAATACCTACAACTTTGGTTTTGTTATCAGTTTCAAATTCGGCAACCACGTATAGTTTCTTACTATTTACAATTTTCTCCATACACCCAAATCCGGCAATACCAGTTTTATCAAAAGAACCTATGTATTTTGTTTGTTTATTTGGGGATTCGGTTGTGTCCCAAACATACGCACCTGACAACCGGAAACCATCTTTTTGATCGAACTTGCCATAAAAGCGCTGATTCGAAGGTAAAGTCTCAACACCCATGTCTTTCGGTTGATCTTTAGAATCTTTACCAAATGATGTAGGAAAATATCTCCCCTCGTATTTGTAACCATTGGTTTTTGACCACTGCCCCAAATGTTCTTGAAGATTCGCTGCATTATGGTTTCCTAAAAACGTAAAATCGCCGTCGACTTCTTTGCCAATTTTTGCTTTTGTCTCTGTAACGTTCGGTACATTGTTACCATTATTATCCTTCTCGCAATTACCCTGAGCATCCTTCTTGCAAACTGAATTATTCGTAATATATATAGCGAGCTGTCTACTGAATTTATGCCCTTCTTTCGCGTTCTTGAAAGCTTCGTCAACAATTATTTTGCAGTTTCCGACAAGACCCATAATTGCGTTCATTGATGCATCCTCCACTTTTGTAGTTTTGTCTGGCGTTTCTGATTTTCTGGTTGAAAGATTTACAGTATCGAAAATAGTATTATCGAATTTAATTGAATCCGACGTTTTCAGATCACCACTTCCTGTGTCCGATTTGTTGGTTGTTGTTGTTGTTGTATTCATATTATAATATATAAAAATATATAATTTGTCGATAAACAAAAGCTTGTTTATCGAGTTTGTCATAGCCAAGACATATATTGCAATTTGTTTTATTTAAAAAATTTTTTAAATCGCTAAATATCCTTTTGTTGTTTTCTTTTTGACTATCGTCGACGTGTCTTCTTTTTTATGCATTTCGTGATGACACTCTTCACACAATGCCATCAAATTTGCCCGATGGTTTTTGTGGACAGCAGTTCCCCGAATAAATCCGTCCGCATCCGCATTCTGTTGCATCTCTAAATGATGCACTTCACTACTTAGAGCCTTGTTACACCTCTCGCAAAGTCCACGAACTTTTTGCGAATTATAGTGGGAAACCTTTTGCCCGAGCGTCCCATTTTTCTCCGGAAAATATTTGTTACGAATCTCAAACGCAGCATCCAAAAACTCGGTCGGCAAATGCAACGATTTACAAACCTCGAGTCCATACATGCTGTCACCGGGCCCCTCTTTCAACAATCGGTCATACACCAAGCAGTCGCGCTCTCGATCATAGTGAACCGCCATATGTTTCAAAGAGAGGCGCTCCATCGAAACAATCTCCGCATAGTCGCAAATTTCGTGAAAATGGGTCGCAAAAAGGAACGACGCACGTTTGCCATGAAGGTTCATTAAACCGGCCACAAAAATGCTGAGAGCACTCTGGGTCTCCGTTCCCGAGCACAATTCGTCGCCTAAAATCAAGCTATGTTCGTCCGCATTGTTCAGGATAACGCGGAGCTCGCTCATCTCTACACCGAATGTAGAGAGACCCTTATACAAATTGTCGTTGCCGAGGATGCGTGTGTAAAATGACCGATATGGTTGGAAAACAAACTCGGTGCAGGGTACGAAGAAACCACATTGCGCAAGAATGACTGCGATTCCGAGTGCGCGGATTAGGCTCGTTTTTCCAACTGCGTTGGTTCCGTAAAGAAGGATGCCTCCGGCACCGATCTCGATATTATTCGCCACATAGGTTTCGTTTTGTTGAATATGTTCAATGAGGCAATGTCGGATTCCAGTGGCCTTTACGAACGAAGGAGGTTCATCTTCTTCTTCGCCAGTATGGAGGCGCGGGCGGCAGTAGCGATTTTCTTTCGCAACATATGCTTTGGTTTGCAACACGTCGAGAGCAGCCACGTAGGCAACAATTTTATCAATATGATCATAACACTTGTTTTCAAGAACTTGCTCGACGAATTCGGCATAAAGAGCAGATGTCTTTCTCTCGATGGCGTGCTCGAGTTGAAGAATGCGTGCGGTGAGTTTTGTCAATTGTTCAAAGACAATTTCTTCAGCGTTTGTGGTGGCGGTTTTGCATTTCAAATCCGAGTAATCGATCAAGTTATTATTAAACATTACAGTGCCTGGTTTCACAAGAGTCAGCGTTGTGCGGAAAGTAGGTTTCGTAGCAAAATCATTTTTGTCAAGCAATTCTTTGAGTATTTTCGCACGCGGTTTGGTGGTTTGGAGCGAAGAACCCGACTTCTCGGTCGTATTGATTTTTACGTAATCGGTCTCATCGCTGGGTCCGGTTCGCATGACGGTATTTAGAAACAAATGAATATTAGTAAGGTTCGCGGTTGCAGACTTGTAATCCAACATCATCATGTCAAGATCGTGGTCAACACCGGTTTGAATAATGTGTTCGGAGACAATCGACGTCGTGGTATTGATGTTTTTGCAGGCGTCAATTACCAAAAAGTCGCGGACAAGTGAGATCACGGAAGCGCAAGCAGTTTCGATATCAGACGAGTGGGGCAAATAACCGAGCAAGACCGAGTTCTCAAATAGACATGTATGAATTTGCTGGACCCGAGAGACCGAATCAAACAAGCGGTAAACTGCAGAGGGCGAAATTTTCTTGACAAGGATTTGGCGCATAATTTTCTCCAGATCAATCACATCGGCCAACTGTTTCCGAAAGAACGCAACGAAATGGAAGTTTTCAGGGGTCAACATGTGAGAGATCATATCGTACTCGGCGTTTAGTCGTTCTTTATCGAAAATGGGAGAGGTTAGTAAATCTTGAATACGGCGTTTCCCGATGGGTGTGCAAGCGCGGTTCAAGAAATGGAGGACAGACGAGAACCGACCACTTCGAACACTGTCGTCGGATCGGTCTTCAATGATATTCAACTGTTTCAAAGTGTGGTTCGCTAAAATGGCATTGTGAGAGACGCATGCAAAAACAGGGACATGAATTTTTTTAACGAGAGCCTGGTTGTGTTCTTGTAAAAAGTTGAGCAAATAACAGAACGACTGAGTAGCGGTTTGAAACAAATAGAATTCTTGGCAGTTCTCGTAAGACTCGGATCCAAAAAAGGTTTCGATCAATTGGACTACGTACTGCGGTTTCATGCAATTCTCGGCTTTTGTGTGACCACGCACGCAAATTTCGTGCACAGTCTCGATGTCAATACCCGAATACGCTTTGATGGATTTGATGAGAGCAGGTTCGTTGTCGGTCAACTTGGACAAATCGTAGAGAATAATAATCTCGCAAGGATTGTAGACCGAGACTGCCCTCTCAAGGTCGTCGAATGTGGTTGGATTGTTTTCGAACACAGTTTTGTGCTCAAATATCCAAGAATGACCGGTGAATATGTTTACTACGGATACGCCAAACACAATTTGCGGACGGGTTTTGTTGAGAACCGAGTTGAAAGAAGTGATCCAGACCGACATAATGTTGTTCGAGAGACGCGGTTGATCGACTTCGTAGGGAATAAAAGTGCCGGCGGAGTGAATCGAATGCACAATGTGTTTCTTTTTATCACCCTTGACGCTGTTGTCTTCGTCTTGGACAATAACGACACTTGTAAAGGATGAGTCGCTTAGTTTTTGCAAATACCTCTCTAAAGTGTATTCAGGAAAACCGGCCATTAAAACTGTGTTGCCATCGACTGCGACTTTCTTTTTCTCCGTGACATTCATCTGGCAAATTCGAGCAAAGTCGTCGATTGCACTTCCGAAGACGTTTCCGGTTGAGGGGGATTTGAGACCATAGACTTCGAAAAAGGAGCCGACCATCATGAGGACGATTGTTTTCGGACCATATTGCTGCTGGTATTGTTTTGTGTAGTCGAGGTATTTCTCGTAAATTGATTGAGATTCGTCGGCGAGAGCAGAGAGACGTTTCATTTTTTTTGATTTATGACAAGAGTGTCAGAGAGCTTCTTCATAAAAAAATGGGGCAAAACAATTGTTGTGGCCGTCGTTCCGAAATCTACAAAATAAATGAGTGTGATTTTGAAAATACTCCCGTATTCTCTCTGGATAATGAAACGCATATGGCGAAAGTGATCGACATTTATGATGGCGACACGGTGACTTGTGCAATCTTTATATTTGGAAAGTATTACAAATTCAATGTGCGTTTAGCCGGCATTGACACGTCCGAATTGAATTCCAAAAACCACCAACGAGCATTACAAGCTCGAATGCGTTTATTCGACTTGGTGACAGGAAACAAGAGCGTTGCCATGGATCTAAATTTGCCGCGAAAAGTTTTGCGAGAGAAAATGAAACAATACAATTGTTGTGTTTGGCTCAAGTGTGGCGTATTTGACAAGTATGGGCGACTTCTTGGAACTTTATATCATCTTGAAGACAGAGAGATGAAAACCTCGTTTAACGACATTATGGTAAATGAAAAATTGGCGTATCCGTATTATGGCGATAAAAAACTGGCGGATTTTTAAGCGGGTTCGATCATAAAAAAAATGTCCGACCAAGCAAAATTTAGTAAGAAAATTCAGCACTCGCGCGAAAAGCGTTTTGCATACTCGGAGGCCGATATTGTCCGCAATGAGGCGAAACTAAATCATCATATGGAGGAACGAAGAAAAGAACGACAGCTTAATCAGAGGATTGCAAACGGCACTCAAGAAGATAAAAAAGAGGACAATAAAATAATCGTCGAACCGAGACCGATAAGATTCGAGAGACGACAGTATTATACAAAAATGAATTTGGTGGTGAACAATTTACCAAACGATTACGATGTTGATAAATTGTGCAAGACTTTTGAACAACTAGGTTCTATTATGTTTGTCTCGAAAATCCAGAATACAGACGGCACCACATACAATGCAAAAATAGTTCCGAATGAGTGGTCACTTCCGATCTCGGCAATCCAGCAGGAAATTTTTGACCAGGGATTTTCCGAGTATGTGTTGAGGACAGGTCAGGTGTGCAGAATTACGAAAGACCGCAAACAGCCCTTTAGCGAGTATGGTGACGCACACGAGTACGATGATTATGATGACGAGGAGGAGGAGGAGGACATATGAACGAGCAAAAAAAACAAGGGAAGGATCAAAAGAACTCCAGCAAAAAAAACAAGGGAAGGATCAAAAGAACTCCAGCAAAAAAAACAAGGGAAGGATCAAAAGAACTCCAGCAAAAAAAACAGGGAAGGATCAAAAGGAAACCGTAGGTTTCCTTTAAAGAAACACAAAACCATCACTCGCCAAAGTTTCAAATAAATGTTTTTGGTCAAACATGCTTTTGTTTATAGTGTATACAATATTTGATTTTGGTTTAAACATCGTAAGAATCGTATTTAATTTTTCAATATTTTGAATATATTTTGTATTTTGAAGTAACCACTCATAAAAAGTGGGGACATCGCCTTCGCGCAACATTATGTCTCTCTTGTATATTCCAAACCACCGCATCGAGTCTACTAAGTCTGTCGTATTATCCTTATTGTAATCTGTCCCCGACAACACAATCACTTGTCGGAATTCTTGAACAGTCATTTGAAGATGTGTTAAAATCTTGGCCAAGTCGTAAAAGAGCACCGTATGTTTCACAAGACTAAAGTGCCTAAACACACGCACGCAACCATACGCAAACATGTCCATATCGTCGCTCATACAAGCATAAACCTGATTGGTATGCATCAAGTGTGCACACAACTCGTCCGCCTCTCCCGGCGCACTTATCCAGGCGACTCCGTAGTCGTCCAGCAAAGATTTTACAAGTTGGATGTCGGAGTCCTTCACATTCACGAACTGCCGCTTAAGTTTCTCCATTTCCTCCGTGTCTTGCTCAGGATTGGCTTCTTTTAACGTATCGTATTTGGCCTTTGCGGCACGTTTATTTTCCCGCCGTTCGACAAGTGTGTCCTTTTTTTCAGGCGGAGGCACGCCGTCAAACACAAAAATCGGCTGAATATTATAATTCATAAAAATGGAAACCATCGAAAACGTGTGCTCAATGAGTTTATTATCGGCAATGAATCGGTAAAGATAAATACTCGCGTCGATTGCCACCGATTTTCCACTAAACTCGCTAACATGGATTTTCGAAATGGCCCTGCTGCAGTGGTTCGTTAAAAAAGTATTAAGATGTTTGATTCCCATTGTTCAGTAAAATAAAAAAAAAAGTAAATATGACAGTAACTGTATTGGTCACTGTCATATTCTGTTTAAGCAGATTTAGAAAACAATTACATTCGGGATATGTGCAAAGATGTCTTCGATCAGCTGCGGAACCGCAAGTCCAGTAACGCCGTCTTTAAATTTCAACCAAGGAATGCATAAAAAGTTTGTTGTGTTGGGGTAGCGGATGTTTAGGTAATATTTATTGTACAATTCGTAATTACAAAAACAAAGGCGATACTCGCTTTTAAACTTTACCATATCGTTCGGCTTGTCGTATTCGAATTCAAAAGGAACTGCCATTGAAGGATCAGTCCAACAAATTCCTGAAATATTGTAAATTGCCGATGCAACTTGTTTTACAGAGAGGGAGTACGCGATGTCAATATTGTCTAAACGTGTGGTCGCCAATAGTCCATTTTCAACTCCTCGAATAATTCCAGATACTCTCATTTTTTTTTGGTTGGTTTTATAGTATCTATATTTTATGAATTGATTTCAAATCAATATAAAAACGCGACCTCTCTTTAAATTATCAACAACAACAAATGAACCTCATTTATACATGCTGCTTTCATCAAGAGAACTATACTGACGTCGTCGCTCACCTTATCAATTCTTTTGCTAATGTCGGATCGTCGACCGACTTTTTAGTATACACCACCACCGAGTATAAAGAGTTGATTCAGAAAAAGTGTCCTCTCGCCAAAAACCTGTTGTTTGTTGAAAAAAATTTTTACAAGACAATGAACCAAGCGCGCATCTCCAAGCTGGACGTGTTCGATTTTCCCCAAATTGATCGATACGAAAAGATTTTGTACATCGATGCCGACTCTCTGTTTTTAACAAATCCCGACAAAATTTTCGATCAAATTACCGACGAAGTTGTCTACGTAGTTGGAGAGGGGGAAATTTTGAACGAGGGCGAGTATTGGGGGCGCTCTCTATTTTTGAGAGAAAACGCGGAATCCCCGAATCGAGAGGGCCTCGGTGCCTATGCTCTCGGTTTCAAAAATGTGGTGCCCATCAAAAAACTCTTTATCAAAATCAAGCAGGCATTCTATCTCGACATGTACCAAAACAAGCTGCGTTTCTACGACCAGCCTTTCTTAAACTTTTTTTTAATTAGCAACAACATGTGCAACACCCAGGCTCTCAAATCTGTTGTAAGGAGCAGACCGAGTGTTTCGGAGGCAATCAATGACGAGATTGTGGTTGTTCATTTTGCGGGTTGCCCTGGACATGGAAATGTTAAATTAGATCTTTTGAACCAGTTTCAATTGGAGTATAACAAGCAAAAGCCTGCTGTCACAGAGAGCCACAGCAGCAACAACAACGACGATACAATCGCCTTGTTAAAAAAGCAATTGGACGATATGCGTGAGAAAACTGCTCAAATCGAAGCTCTCTTGCTTCAGGAACTTGCAAAGAAGGTTTAAGACGACGATGATGATTCGATTGCAGTCATTCGCAAATTATTTTTCAAGAACATATCTCTCGGTGGTTTGTCGAAATGTTTTGCTTGAACGTCGTCAACCAATTTCACAAATTTGATTTGATTATATTTCGGTATAATCAATTCTCGAATAAATTTTTCAACTTTTGTCTGATCAAACTTAATGCCTCCGTTACAGTTCGCGGCGACCCACTCTACAAAGTCATTGCAATTATAGAGCACGAGAGCTCTCAAAATATAGTAACAAAAGACTTCACTTGTTTCTTTGTAATTCGTTTGGCGCAACCTCTCTGACTCTGCAGTTCTCTCAAAGAGTTCTACATAGTTCAAATCGAAGTAATCCAAAATTTTTGCCGCCTGAAACAAAGCATATTTACGTTCCATCTGGATTGCATCTTCCTCTCTATCGGTAATCAATAAAATGTTGAATATCTCTGCCCACATTTCCGCATATGTTTCAGGCAGTGAACAGTTTGAGTTCTCGAGAGGAAAAACCGATTTTAAGAGACGGTTATCGGTGAACTGGAAATCGAGACCAAGATTGTGCATGGATTCGTGTATAAACACCTTGAACCACTCTTCTCTCCTGAAAATAATAATTTCGGTGGACGATCTACATCCCGTAGTAAATGCAGTATTGACATTCTCTGTGCCGATCGGTTGACCGTAAGTTTGCGGCAGATTCTTTTCAAAATTGGTCAAATACAAGTAAACGTCGACCTGTGTCGAGCAAGCTCTCTCTGCAAAACTTGTTGCAACATGTAGCCACTGGTTTATTTTGAAAACGCATCTCTCAATATCGAGAGATGCAGACCCATGTGGCAAGACAAAATATAAATTGTAAATTCGATGGTTTACTGTTAAATGTATGTGTGTAGCATTGATTTTGTTTAAATTAAGGATGTATGTTTTTATTCCATCAATTTGCAAATGATCAAGTAAATCACCTCTCGGTAAAATTTGTAATTGTTTTTTTGTATAAGCGGGCGGCGGAGCCGCCAATGCCATCTCTCGCAACCTTTTCAGAAATTGTCTCGCCTTCTTGCTGAAATGGAACGCCGGAAGAATGTTTAGCTTATTTTTCACAAACTCTTGTATTTTCTTCGAAGGCTCTGTAAACATTCTCTTTCTCTCTTATACTGATTCCGCAGATTTTTTTTCGAGTCTTGCGACGCGACTGTGTCGTATACAAATATAATCACGAAGGTCCAGCACATCATCGATCAATTCATGCAAACAGAGAGCCTCTTGGTTTTTATTAATAAAGTGATCATATTTGGTCTCTAAACTCGAGAGAACATTTCTGTCCGTAAGCCGATTTATACTTTCTTGGTCAATCACCGGCGGCGGGTCTGCAAACAAAATCTTCAAAATGATTCGGAGCTCTCTCGTTTTCTGGTTTTCGGACATCTTGACAAAACACTGACGAATCAGTTTGTTCTGGTTGTTGATGCTTTTGGTAAGGTTGCGAATTTCGCGGATAACTTTTGACGACATGTTGAGAGGAGAGGAGAGAATAGAAGATTCAATGTTTTATGATCCTAAAAAAAATCTGCAGATAGTTTAATAAATGATTCGTCTGTACATATTTATTTTATTATTGTCCATAATTTTAGTAACCTTTATTGTTTCTTCTTTTATTCCTTGTGAAGAAGGAATGGTAACTCTCGGCACCGATTTATCAAGTACTTATGATATTCCTGGTGCAGTCTATACTCCAGGAGGAAACCAAGGGGTCGGAGTGGATGTACCTCCTGGTTACACAAAGGTAAATGTTGGAACACGAGACAACCTTCTCGGAACAAATGATCTCTCCAAACCTGTGTACAAAATGAAAGCTCTCATTCCCGATGGTTTCCGTATTTCAGACAACGACTCGAAGGTCTTGGTTCCGATCAAAGACTCGACCAAAAAAATGCTTGACTATTACAAAACTACTACAGACAGAGAGCTGGCTGCACCACCTTACCTCGATATTCCTGGAGTAACCAGTGGCGACACGGGCGAAACGGTGCCTCTCCCGACTGATGACAATGGAAAAAAATATTATCGCGTGAAAGTTGTGGATGAGAAAACGAAATCAATTTCGTACAAAATGAAAGAACAACCGACCCCCTTACCGAGAGGTTACGAGCTCGGCAAAAATAATACATACGATAAAACCGCGGACTTTCTTGTGCTGAACCCAACTCTCTATGCTCTCTCGACATTTGATTCGAACTACAGTCCAACCGATATAAATACTGTCTACCATGACACCGACATGTCTGACGCAGCCGACAACAATTTGGGCGTGTTCTACCAATTTGATCAAAATGGCAACATGATAAAAATCGAAAACACTGAGGCGCAGTTTTCGCCAGTTTTGTATTATGTTCCTGGTGCGTACAAGTTCGGCTCTTCCAATTATGTACCCAACTACGAAGACAGTGTCTACTTGAGTCGCACAACGCGACAGTCCACGGTGGCGCCGGTTTACAACACCGCAAGCATGTTGGGAGGCTTTTGTACACAAGACAAGAACGATGTTGCAATGATCGAAGAAAAATGCGGTGCTCTCGACTTAAACACTTGCGCGTCAACAAGCTGCTGCACTCTCATCGGCGGTCAAAAGTGCGTGGCCGGTAATCAAAATGGTCCGCGAAATGTCGCCAATTACAGCGACTACAGCTTGAAGAACAAAGACTTTTACTACTACCAAGGCAAATGTTACGGCAATTGTCAAAAATAAAACATGAAACGTATTTTGCAAATTTATACAAACAGCTCGTGTGTTTACAACGGGAAACTGTTTGCGAGAGGAGGCATTGGGATTTATTTTCCAAACAACGAATATGCCAATAAAAGCATCGCTTACCCCACTGAAAAGCTCATTTTGCCGCCTACAAATCAACGGTGTGAATTGTTGGCAGTCAACCATGCACTCCTCATTCATTGGCTATATTTTCGCCATACTCCCTGTGTTATTCACACCGATTCCATATATGCAATAAAGTCTTTGACCGATTATTGCGACATTTGGTCACAAAACGGCTGGAAAAAGTTTAATAGAGAGGATGTGAAAAATAAAGACTTGTTGATGCCGATGCATGTCCTCTTTTCCCAAAATGGAAACATCGATTTTCACCTTGTCAAGGAATATCCGAATCTCTTCGATCGTCACTCTGTGAATCACCGCATGGCTTACGCATTCGCCCGCAAAGGCTTAGGATTCCGTTCATAAAATAATTTTATAAAACTAGTTTATAACCAACACAAAAAATGATTATACCGGTGAAGTGCGTGACTTGTGGCAAAGTGCTTGCGAATAAATATAGATATTATTTGGAGCAAGTCCGTCAGAAAAAACAGGCAAAAATGGGCACTGAAGACCACGCTGTAATATCAAAGACTGTTTATTTAACAAAAGAAAACACCAAAAAGACAGCGGAGGGAGAGGTTCTCGACGATTTAGGATTAAGCGACCCCTGCTGCCGGAGACATATTCTGACCCACGTTGATATCGAATAATTTCGGGGGAAATAATATACAATGCAAAAGTCGAGAAAAAATAGAACACAAAAGAGAAAGAGAAGAAGACAACAGAGAGGCGGGGCGTCCGATTTCAATGTCCCGATTCGCAGTTTCTATCCCCAAAATCAGTATTTGGTGGATCCTCAGCGAATGGCGGTTGTTGGAGGAGGCAGAAAGTATTCGAGGAAATATTTAAGAAAAGGTGGTGCGGGGTGGGGGTTTTTTGGCGATTTCGGGACAACCTCGGGGGCGTTGAACGGCGCGACTGCTGCTACGGGGATTTCACAAGGACCTGCGAATATGGGGCAGCGCTTCCTCGTTTAAGGAAACCAAGGTTTCCTTATGATCCTTCCTTTGTATGAGTGTGGGTTTCCTTTCAAATGCGTTAGCTTTGCTGAATAACCTGGGTTTCCTTTCAAAGAGCCAAGAGAAGGAAGGATCAAAAGGAAACCTGGGTTTCCTTTACTGGGTTTCCTTTTTTTTGTATAATTATAAAATATAACACAAAAAAAATGTCTTTGAACTTTAGAAAATGGTGCACACCTGCGTATTTTTACTTTGTAATTTCAATGATTGCGATATTTATTATGGTTTTTCAAAATTTTGGCGACACAAATATATATTGTTTAGGTGATTACTCTTGCAGTGTCACGAATAAATACATGATCTTTGTCATCAAATTCTTGTACATCTTATTTTGGACTTGGGTTCTTAACTTGCTTTGCGACAACGGATTTGACATGGTGTCGTGGTTTTTGGTGTTGCTGCCTTTTATCCTCATGTTTATAATGATTGTTTACCTTCTCTTCCTTTAATTAAGCGTGTGCAATGATTTTTAATCCTTTTTTATTAAAAAAAAAAATATTAAAATGTCGATACTTTATAAATAAATCGCATGAAGTCTCGCAAACACGCGAAATCAACTTCTTCCAAAACTACTTTAAAAAATATGAGTCATCGTCGTTTGAAACAGGGCTGGCGTGTATTGACCTTGAGAGGCAACCATTTCGAAATCGGCGTCCAACACGGCCGCCTCTTGCGTAAAGAAATCGAACGCGTTCCCGCCGTCATGGAATTCTTGGTCAAAGAATATTACAAAACATCTCTCGACGAATATGTCGGACGTTGTAGGGCAATCGTTTTCGACCAAGAAGAATGGAGAGACATTTTCGACGAAATGCGCGGAATCGCGGAAGGCTCCGGTCAATCTCTCGATATCGTGGTCGCCTGGAACATGTTTCTCTCGATGCATGAAATCTACGAAGCTGACTCGAATGTTGAGAGATGCAGCGCATTCATCGCAACGGGAAGCAAAACTCGCGATGGCAAAATCGTCATGGCGCACAATACTCACTGCGACTTTTCCGTCGGATTTATTTCAAATGTGGTGTTGTACATTTATCCCGACGATCGCATCCCCTTCGTTATGCAAACTGTTGCCGGTCTCGTTTCGAGTTCCACAGACTGGTTCATCACCGAGGCCGGAATTGTGGGGTGCGAAACCACGATCGGCAATATAAATTACAAACCTGAATTTAAATCTGGAGTTCCTTATTTCTTCCGCATACGCCGTGCTATGGAAACCGGCAAAACTCTCGACGATTATGTTTCCATCATGCTTTCCCAAAACGCCGGCGACTACGCGTGCTCATGGCTTCTCGGTGACATCGAGAGCGGAGAGATTTTACGCCTCGAATTGGGCAAAAATACGCATGGAATCGAACGCACAAACGACGGCTTCTTTTACGGCATGAATAGTGCAGTTACACCCTCGCTCATAGACAAAGAGATCACCGACAACAAAGATTTATTTGACTTGAATACAAGTTCAGGTTGCAGGAATCAACGCCTCGAGTTTTTGTTGGAAAGGGGAAAACTGGATTTAAAGTCGGCCAAAGAAATCTTGGCAGACCACTACGACTGCGCCACAAACACCATTCGCAAAGGGATTCGCGGAATTTGTAAACACAAAGAATGCGAGAGAGGCAAAGACTACAAACCATCTGGTGCAGTCGATGGCAAAGTGGTTGACACAACTCTCGCGAAACAAATGAAGTTTATTGGACGCATGGGGTCCAGTTGCGGACGCGTATTCAGAAAATCGGATTATCCTGACGGCGCTTGGAAAAAGGTCACGCCAAACATGCCCAAATACGACTGGATCACTATTCGTGAGCAAATGTCATAAAAATAATATCATTCTATATTAAAAAAAAATGAATCCAAAAGTCACAAGTGTCGAAGAAGAGGCAAACATTTTAAAATTCACACTGACCGGTGTCAATGTCAGTTTGGCCAACGCTTTGCGCCGTGCCATTATTAACGACATCCAGACTGTTGTTTTCCGCACAGAAACCATTGAAGACAATAAATGCGTAATCACTGCAAATACGGGTCGCCTCCACAACGAGATTTTGAAACAGCGCCTTGGCTGCATTCCCATTCACAGCACCAATTTAGACGAACTCCCTGGAAAATATATTTTGGAAATTGACGAGACCAATCAGAGCGACCATATTATGATTATTACGACCGAACATTTCAAAATCAAGGATAAAGAAACTGGCGCCTATATTTCCGACATCGATCGAGAGCGTATTTTTCCGCCCGACTTGAAAACCGGGCACTACATCGATTTCGCACGCATCCGTCCCAAGATTGGCGACGTACCGGGTGAACAAATCAAACTTACATGCGAGTTCTCGGTTGCCACACCTGCCGTCAATAGCATGTTCAATGTCGTGTCCAAATGCGCTTACGGTAATACACCGGATGTACGAAAAGTGAAGGAAGCGTGGGAACACATTGAGAACAAGATGAAAGCGAATAGTGCCACCGCCGACGAGATTCATTACAGAAAAAAGGATTTTTACTTTTTAGACGCACAGCGACACTTCGTGAAGGACAGTTTCGATTTTGTTGTCGAGTCGGTCGGCGTGTTTTCGAACACGGAGTTGGTAAAGAAAGGCTGCAACGTTTTGCAAAAGAAGATCGACACCTTTTTTAGCAATCTTGAAGAGCAGATTGTGCCGATCGAGCCGAGCCCTACGACAATGAATTACAGTTTTGATGTTGTACTTGAAAATGAGGATTACACTTTAGGAAAGGCTTTAGAGTTCTATTTATACGAAAACTATTATGTCCAAGAGAAGAAACTGAATTTCTGCGCCTTCAAGAAACTGCACCCACATGATTCGAGCAGTCGCCTGCGACTTGCATATTTAACAAATGTTTCGGATACAAATGTACAAAACGATCTCAAAAATGCCTGCAAAGACTTGAGAGATGTTTATATTGCTATTGAAAAAATGTTTTGAGCTTTGAAATGTTAAATTAAATTTTAAAAAAAATTACTTTGTATATATATACCATGCCCACACAAATTAGTACATCCAATCTTGGCGGTCCTTTCCAGGGCTATTCAAGCAAACAAACAATCACCAATTACAAAACTTCTGAGCTCATCGGTATGCGAAAAGTCTTGCGAATGGGGTGGAATACTGCCTATGCGACCGGTACCGTAAATGGCCAAGCTCGCAGAATCACTCCTTTCCGCGCCGTTAACAACAGCGGTGACTTTTTGAGTAGAAAGAACTATTCATCTGGCGGCCCCAATCCTACCAACGCCTCTCGACCTGGTTATGCCAGACTCATCGGAAGTATGTGGGCCAATCCCGACAACACTGGTGTACCGGCTTCTTCGTGCAATGTCAAGTTTGTTGCTGACAGCTCCGAGTACACCAAGTTCCGCAAGCAACAGGCCAACAACCGAAACTACAATGATGCCTCTCAGGGTGGTTACAACAACTCGGCTTACGAGGCTGTTATGCGTGTTCGTTAAATAAATAAGGGAACTACGTATAAGCCGGAACGGCTTCACCGTTCACCCCTTATGATCCTTCCTTTCTTTTTTGTCGAGAGAATGAATGAATTCCTTCCTTTCTTTTTTGTCGAGAGAATGAATGAATTCCTTCCTTTCTTTTTTGTCGAGAGAATTGATTGTCTTCCTTTCTTTTTTGTCGAGAGAATGAATTCCTTCCTTTTTGTCGAGAGAATGAATGAATTCCTTCCTTTCTTTTTTGTCGAGAGAATGGATTGTCTTCCTTGAATTATTATTTGCAGAAATATGATTTAAAGAATTTATGTGTATTTATGATGTGCTTCCAGGGCCATAGTGGTGAGGCACCAGTCTTGTAAACTGGAGATAACGAGTTCGATTCTCGTTGGAAGCTTTTTTTTCTATACATTTAACATATATAGAAAAAATGTATAATTATATCGTCGAATTTTTAGGCACTGTATTTTTCGTCTACGTTGTCCTTGCCACCGCGAATCCTTTAGCCATCGGCGCCTCTCTTGCTTTGATTATGTTGCTTGCTCGAAATACCTCTGGTGGCCACGTGAATCCCGCCATAAGTTTAGCCATGGCCGCATCCGGTGCTCTCTCTCCTACCGAGTTGTTTCCTTACGTGATTGCCCAGTGCATGGGTGCTCTCGTTGCTCACCAGATCTACCTCCGATTCAAGCTCTAATAAAGGAAACCTAGGTTTTCCTTTAAATCCTTCCTCTTTCAAGTTCGTGTGATCCTTCCTCTTTCAAACTCTTGTGATCCTTCCTCTTTCAAATTTGTCTGAAAACTCGAGAGAAGGCATTCTTCAAGAGGTGTCAGTCTTTCTCAAAAAAAACTAAAAACACTTTATAAAATATTTTTGTAAAGTGTTTTTTCAGAAAACCTTAGAATACGTCAGAGAGGTTAAATATTCATCTTTTCTTTTCGACATCTTCGCGTAGTTTCGTTACGAACTTTACCAGGCGGACAGGGACGCCCAGTTTTTACTTTTCGGCATCGCCTTGTTATAGAGTCGCGTTCATAACCTTCGGGGCAAGGTTTTAATTGTTTTATTTTTTTACATCTGTTTGTTTGCGGGTTTCTTTGTGAACCTTCGGGACAAGGACGTCCAGTTTTTACTTTGCGACATCGTCTTGTATTCGGATCGCGTTCATAACCTTCGGGACACGGTTTGGGTTGTTTTATTTTTTTACATCTATTTGTTTGCGGGTTTCTTTGTGAACCCTCGGGACAAGGTGCTGTAACTGGTCTGCGTATTCTGCGGTTTGTTTTCTTTACTGGTCTCGAAATTACAGTTTCTTCACTCGATGCATTATTTTGGCTTGGAATTATACTCGCTACTTGTTCAACATGGCTTGGTGTACGTGTTTTTTCTTTCTGTGATGCAATATCTTCTTGCATTGGACCTGCAACCTCTTCTTGTGATGCAACCTCTTCTTGTGATGCAATCTCTTCTTGTGACGCAACCTTTTCTTGTATAGGACTTGGACTTGCAACCTCTTGTTCTGATGCTGAACTATTTTTGGAAGACCCATTAGAAGAATCATTGGAAGAATCCTTGGAAAAACTATTGAAAGAATCGTTGGAAGAACCAATGAAAGAATCGTTGGAAGAACCATTGGAAGAACCATCCATGGAATTAGAGTATTCATTAAAATCAGGTTCAATACTGCGTATTATGTTATCTACATTTTTATAAATCGATCGGTCACGAAAATCACTGTTTGCGTTTGCATAATTCAACAAGCTTGTCAAAGGATGAATCTGATTACCAGTATCAATTTCGTATAATTTTTTTATCACGCTGTCTATTTCTGTCTTGCTTCCCACATATTTCTTAAGAAACTTTTCATTTCGCCCTCCACGAAGACTAACACCGCTGTAAAACAATTGAACATAAATTTGATACATCATATACGTTTTATACTCTTTGTCTGTAATACCAGGTTGCTTCTTTATAAAAAACGTTGGATCGAAATCAATCATTTTGAAGTTATCCATATTGTCTTTGCATAAGTTAGGAAATTTAATATCTGTATTTACATAACCTTTACTTGTAATAACACTAACAAAATCTTCGAGCTCTTCAAAAGTGTTGTACCAATCATTTTCGTTATCGATTTCATAAGTGAGATCAGTTGAACAAGTATTTTTTTCAATCAAAAAAGACTCAGGGACAACATTTTCATAATTTGCTAGATAATCGTCTAAACTAACCGGATCTTCCACATTTGTAATCTTAATAAAATATATTTTGGGCGCAATTTCTTGAAAAACTGAATTTAATTTAAATTCACCATAAATTTTTTTTGGATTCAGCTTTCTTTTAAAAGTTGCAACCAAAAGGTCGCTTGCGTTTTTACCAAGTGGCATTTCAAACGTTCCTTTTAACACTTTTGTTGCCTCAAACAAAGTTTTATAACTACCTTCGTCCGAAAATATACTTCCTTTACCCAAAATTTTCCGCGACATTTTTATTATATATTTTAATCATATTTTTTTAGACCTTTGCGCATTTAAATCGCAGACCCTTTGGGTCGGCGCATAAATGAGCTTAGGTAACTGTCACTTTGCGACTGATAAAACTCCTTTTATATCCAAGAAATCGCCTTTGGCGATTTCAGGCTATATAATCGGCGTTTGAAAAGTGCAAAGGTTTAGAACAAGCCCTTATTCAAAGATGTCGGCAGTCCGTGGCCAAACAAAATCATGTATGCTAAAACTACCGCACCCAACAAGAAACTCCTGTTCTCCGCCACCATTTGGCCTTGACCAAGTACGTAAATCATAAAGATGTATGCCACAATGCCAATGACGACAGAGTGCAAAAACATAGTTCTTCCAGTTTCCATTTTTTTATACATTATGTGAATATAAAAATGGCTTCACCTTTATCGTCGAAATGCCTTCAAGAACAAATAAAGTCCGAGAGCTGACACCGAATAAATAAACGCTTGTTGTCCCAAATCCATTCTCTCCATATCGAGAGCAGCAAACCCTTCCACTTTGGGCCCTACCTGCATATCATCATACTTTTCCACATCAATGAGAGCGACATGTCTCGTCTCCGGCTTCAACTTTTTCCCATAAACATCAACCGGTTCGATGGTAATTTTTACGCACTTATCCTCGAGAGTCTGTTTGTAGCCAGGCTTCTTCTTGAAAATAGTGCTCTGATTAAAATCTGCCATTGCCGATGCAAATATGCTGTTGTCGGTGATTCCATCTTCGTTCAGCTGCCCCACTCGAGAGTCTATGATTGAATAACGATCGACCAATTGTCCGGTCTCCATGTCCGCACATTTAACTCCAGTATTGAAAAAATACTGTTTCCCCAAAGGTGCTGGAGAGACCAACTTTTGAGAGGCCTTTCCGTCGAGAGCGTTCGCATACTCTGCAACGTCTTTGCGGATCGATCCGTAGTTATCACCCGTGTACGGCGGGAGAATATTGTCGGAATAATCCGCCGACGCCACGGGTTTCAAATTAAAAATGGGCTTGGGTCTCGGTTTCTTTTTCTTTTTTTTCGGTGCTAAATACTTATTTACGCCGGTCGCTTTGTACAGTTTCTTCGGGTCTACATACTTATTTACGCCAGTCGCTTTGTACAGTTTCGATTTTTGGATAGATTGAAACAAATTTGGTTTTTTCTGTTTTGACTTCGATTTTGTAAATGTTTCCAAACTACTCTCTTCTTGGTCAATGAAAAAAGCGCATACCAGAATTAAAATCAAAGTCAAAAATAGAATTAGTATTTTGCGCATTTATATAATTATTCTTTACTTTTATTCTCCAAAATCTTGTCAATGATCTTTTGATGTCCATCCACCACCGACTTGGTTCGGGCCAAGTATGTGGTTTCGGATTCAGAAACACTCTCGAGAGACGCCATGTTCAAAGAATTTATATCAGAGGCCAGCAATTGCACCGCCTTGTTTCCGATATACTTGTCGTATATTTCCTTCAAATCCAGCTCGTTCTTGTAAACGCCATTGTTTATCAATAGTTTGAGGTTTGCTAAAATGAGGAGACTCTCTGGCACGCTTTTGTCGATTTTAATAGGGATCATATTTTCACTAAGTTTCAAAGTTCGAATAATGTCCATTTGTTTATTCACGCTCTCGAATAAATCTGTCATCATGGTTGCCTTATCTGTTTCGACAGAGCTGTCGACTGGGGCGTCGATCTTCGGTTCGGCTTCAATGGTAGGTTTAGCAACAACTGGCTGCGCAGATTCAGCCTTTGGTTCCGATGCGACCGTTGGTTCCGATGCAACCTTTGGCTCCGATGCAACCTTTGGCTCCGATGCGACCGTTGGTTCCGATGCGACCGTTGGTTCCGTACTTTCCTTGGATACTGCAACAATATCGGTCTGAACCTCTGGTTTCTCAACTTTTGGCAGTGCACCTTCTTCATCTGTCGTCTGCTCTCCTTCAAAACCTTCTAAACTTAAATTCCACTTGAAACGTTTAAATATATGGTTCCCAATCATAAACAACAAAAACGCAATGATAACAACTGACAGAATTGTGTTGACGTTTACGTTAACTAATGAAATCATATTTTTATTTAGTATATAATTAGCGAAGATTTTCGAAAAAGAAATTTGTTCGGTGTATAATCAAAAAATAAATATAAAACAAAAATTATAGTTTAGCAAAACAAACAATGCCATTCTTAATATCCATCGAAGGCAATATTGGCGCCGGTAAATCCACTATCCTCGAAAATCTCGAGAAAACTCTTGCTCAAAAGTGCCCCGATCTTGTCGGTAAAGTTCTGTTTCTCAAGGAGCCTCTTGACATTTGGGAACAATTTCACGACGACAAAGGTCACACGATTCTCCAAAAGTTTTACGCCGACCAACGCCGATATGCATTCACATTCCAGGTAATGGCATGCATCACCCGCCTCTCCCTTCTCAAAAATACCATTAAGCAAAACCCGCATGCCGAAATCATCATCATCGAGAGATCACTGTGTGCCGACAAAAACATCTTTATGAATATGTTGCACGACGACGGAGTTGTCGAGAAAATAGAATTCAACATTTACGACAAGTGGTACTCGGAATACATCGACGACTACCGCGTCGACGCTGTCGTATATATGGACTCGAATCCCGACACCTGCAGCGTCCGAATCAATACCCGCAACCGAACCGGCGAAGATAAAATCCCCATAGAGTACCTACAAAAATGTAGAGACTACCACACCAAGTGGCTCATCGAGAACACTTGCTCTGAGGTTGTCGCCGTGGCCGAGAACGCCACTACTCACTTAGTAAACCACGAAAATCGCCAGTACTCAGTTTTGAAAATAGATTCGAACATGAATACCGAGTATGCCCCCGATAGTGTAGGAAACAAATGGCTCGATGCCATTTACAAATTTATACGAGAAAAGTCTAATCATTAAACACATAGTATTTAGTCATAATGTATGGTTTATCATTTTTTCGTATATTAAAATCGTAAAAATATGTAACTTCATTTTCCAAAGGTATTTGACGCCATTTGTCTTTTATACACACAAAATATAAATTTAATATGCCTTGGTCGTTTGTTCCGGAAATTGGATATTTTTCAGTGAGGCTACACAGCTCTTGAAATGTATCGCTCTCTATAATATTGGTATCAAACAACATAATTGTCGATTGGAAATAATCCCTCTCGAGATTCCACTTGCTGCGTAGTTCTCTCTTAATCTGCGGCGACATCTCCTCTCGGAACTGACACGAGAGTTTCCATTTATACTCCGGATATGCGTCCGAATGCGCCAAAAGTGTGTCCGGTTTCGCTGTCTCCAAGATTGGCCGGATGTTTTCGTATATCTTCGCACCACAGTCGATGTAAAATACATAATTCCATCGTTTGAAAAACTCCGTAAACAAATGGTATTTATGATACTGAAACATTTTGAAATCTTTTTTGTCACATGCCGCGTTTGTCTTTTGCATCGTGTCGTTGTTTTTTTGGAAAACAATGTCAGGACATTGGCGAACGGAGATTTGCGGATGTTTTTTAAAAAAATGGTGGTCCGATAAATCGTGAGGCATATCGTCGCCAGTTATTAATATTATCTCTCCAGCATACTCACCCACATAAATTAGCGAAGTACATGTCTCGATAAATTTTTCGAAATAACGCAGATTGCAAACAAAAACAATAACTAGTGACATTGAATTACATTCTGTGAGTTTTTTATATCCATATTATTCTATATTATGTCATCATCATCATACCAACAAGCTTATGCGCCAAATGCCATTTTGAAAAATGAGCAACCCACTTCGATGGGTGGCGATACTGCGAAATACGAGTCGAAGGGCGGTAGTGGCTACGGATTCGACGGCAAGGAAATTCGTGCCGGTGTCATGGAGTTTAGCAGTTACAAATCGGGAGGATCAAGAAAGCAGCGAAGAAAGTCGTCAAAGAGAAAGAGAGGCTCTCAAAAGAGACGCAGGTCGGAGAGAAAGAGGCGTTTTGTCAATTATTATAAAAAAAAATTTTGTCTCGGTTTTTAAACCTTTGCGTCAAGAGCCAAAGGTCAAAATGTGTCCACATTTTTCATAAAATAATAATATACCGAAATGAAACTCTCTGAAATTTGTGCTATCCTGAAAGGGTTTATTGCGGACGACGATTCTGTTACAAACTACTCAATCGGACATGCAGGCTTTGGCGCATATCTCCAAAGTTCCATTGATGTTGATGAGCGTAAAAAACGAATTGTCCTTGATGACGACGGTTATGGTTCAGATAGTGTTGCGTGTCTACTTGAGTACGAGGAACAATATGCCGATTACGACGTTTTTTATATGGAATTGGGATTTCTTAAGGAAAGCGAAGGTGTCGAAATTTCCGACAAGAAAAAAGCCATTATGATCATTTGATGGGTTTGTCACCTGCAGTGGCCTTTAAAAATTTATCAAAATATTTTCGTGATTTTCATAAATTTAATATTTTTTAAGTCTTATTTATTTCGAGTCATTTACAATATACAGAATTTTTCCAAAAAAAGATGTTATCACACCTTTTGAAATCGAAGCAACCCGAAGTTGCGAAATCCTATATAAAGAATAAGAAATTCGACATTCATGACAAGGATTATGAAAATGCAACCCCCATCATTTGCGCATCCGAACACGGCTATTGCGACATTGTCGAGTTGTTGATTGCAAATGGCGCATCTATTTTCGACTGTGCCGATATGCAAAGACAACCTTTGCACAAAGCTTGCAGTGGCGGGCACCTCGATATAATAAAATTATTGATAAACCATGGCGCAGACATTTTTAAAAAAGATGAACTCGGGTTCGATGCGCTCGTAACGGCGGTCCAGTTTGGCCGCGCAAACGTGGTAGACTATCTTTTGTCAATTGGAGCCAATCCAAATTATATACTTAAAAGCTACGTATATGACGGGTACTCTCCTCTGATGATGGCGGTAACGACAGAACATACAAACTCCAGAATCGTGCAGAAGCTTATTAATGCTGGGGCCGATATGAATTACACATCCGCATTAGGATTGTCCGCCTTGCATTTGGTTGTCGACTTTGGTAATATTATGTTTCTCCTGTTGTTGCTTCAAAATGGTGCGGACCCCAATTTACAAAATAGATTTGGAGTGACTCCGCTTTTTTTAGCAGCTGTACAAAATAAATCAGATATTATCGAATTTCTTATTCAATATGGTGCCCGCGTAAACGATAAAAACAGGTTTGGTTTGACGCCACTAAACAATGTGGTAATTTTTCAAAAGAGCGAGGCAAATTTGAAAACCGTGAGACAACTGCTGTTCGCAGGAGCAGATCCCAACATTCAAGACAGTGAAGGGAAGACAGCACTCCATAATGCGCTTTGCCCCCTTGTGAAGGAAACCTTGGAACACTGGCCTGCCACTAAAGCAATGATTGTGATGAACAACCTGCAACTTGACTGGTTTATGGATTATGGCTTCTGGACAGATATCCAAGATTTTATAAAATAATTGCATTTTTTTTTCTTAATAAATAAAAAAAAAATGTTTCCATTAGTTAAACTTAACAACAATATTTACTGTTTCTTTCTTGATTGTCTTGCATGCAGAAATCGAGAGCTCTTCTCTCTTCTTTCGCGTCTTGTTATTATCTAATTCAGCAGCACCCTTCTTCGAAATACTGTTTCGCGCGTTCATATCCGCCTCGATGTCGTTGTAATTCTTTTCGATATATTCGAGGAGCTGATTCTCGATCGCCCACTTGAAAAAATTCAGCTGGCCAATTGTGGTTTGTAGACAAGTATTGTCTTTGTAAGGGATCGCGATTCTCTCTCTGCGAGAAAACGGGTCGAAACGCACCTTGCTATACGCTTTTAGCTCGAGCTTGTAGTTGTGAAAAACCTTGAATCTCTCGCAGTTCTCTTCGCCATTAATCACTGTGCTGCATTTATTCTTTGCAGGTATCGAGTACACAGTGAAATTTTTTTTTGCATAATTCGTTACAAACCAGTCGATAATCCTTAGCGAAATCTTCGATTGACCATTGATTACATTGACTAAGCGGTCCATGTTGTCCTCTTTTCCGTAAAATGTCAGCAAATTCGTCAACAATAGTTCATTTTGGGTTTGTCCCCCTCTCCTTGTATTCATAATATTTGTATTCAATGTTATGTCGTTTTTAAATTGTTTTTAAGGGAACTACGTTCCCTTATGATCCCTCCTTAACTTTAATAAAAATTTAATTAAAAAATGTGTAAAAAACAAAAAGTGATTTATTGCAACACAAGCATCATCTCTCTCAAGAGAGCCACAGTGCCCAAGTCCATGTGGTAGGAGCCACAGTTACCATATGCCTCTGTAACAGACAACATTTCGTCACGAAGAAACACATCATTGATGTATTCATCAATTGTTAAATCCGGGTAAGACTCATTCCTCGAAGGCTCCCAATACCATTTTGCATATTTGAATAGGGCTTTCTTCAAATTCTTGCGACTGTCTTCGTCTAATTCATAAGTATGAAAGTAATTATGAATGATCGACATGTAAGCTTCGTGGTTTGACATAAAACCATTTTTGTTTGCTTTGCTATTGAAGTCATCCTTTAATTCAAGCTGTTTTACACAATAATTAAAATGTTTTCTTCGGAGTTTTGACATTTTTTTTGGTGCGAAAGATTTCAACATCTCTCTCAAAAAAGCCGTTGTTAATAACACGATATCATAGCCGTCGTTGCTGATGTATGCGTTATCAATCGTAACATCCTTATCATGGATAAAAACATTGTTGATATAATCCTCCATGGTTAACTCGGGGCATCGATTGTCTTCTTTGTAATCATTCCAGTTCCCGCGGATGTATTTATATAAACCAGCAAACTCGAACAAAACATTCTTCAAACTGTTGCGTCTCTCGCTGTCCAATGCTGCAAAATGATTGTGAATCACAGAAATGCAAGCGTCGTGCGTTGAGATAATTTCTGACCGAATTGGGTCGTTATCCACTTCAGTGGTTGCGGCATTATATGCAGCAAGTGTTTTCACACAATTGTCGTAGAATTCAAAGTTGGTTGCCATTTTTTCTTGGTGTTATGTAGATAATTTTTTTATGAATGCTCTCGCAAAATTTTGTTTGTAGACAAAGTTTTTGGTCGGTGGATAATTTTTTTATGAATGCTCTCGCAAAATTTTGTTTCTGTAGATAAAGTTTTGTTGTGTATCTGTAAACGAAATGCAACGGTCTTCTTAAATCCAAAACAAATTTTTAATTTTATACTCAACACTTTCCAACATTGAATGATCTGTAAGTTCAAATGAATTTATAAGATTTCTTACATTGATTTCATTTTTATTATATTCTTCTGGCAAAATGACAAAAAAAGTGTGATTTGTTTCGTATTCATCAATATTGCTGTCAAAAGAATTTCTTAAAGAAGTAGATTCACAAATAACAACTTTTAAAACGTTTTCATTTGATTTTTTTGCATCAGTTTTGTTTTTGGTAACATACTTGTTGTTTAAATATTTATAATTTGCTTGAATTTGAACATCTTTGTACAAAGAGAAAGTTAAAACATTTTTAAAAAAATCTTCAAATCTTATGTTTAACAAATCGTTTTCATCAAAATCTCTAAATTTTTCAGGACATTTATTGGAGCGATGACCATTTTCTTTACAAAAAGAACAAACCATTTTTTTAATAAATTTATGAAACTTTTTTAAATTTAATTTATATTCACATTTTCAAATTCAATATATTACAACATGTTATCTGTTTAACATCTCTCTTAACAAAGCGTTCATGGATGTTGCGACATCATGGCTGCCAAATGCAATGTATGCGTTTTCAATCGTAACAGTATCGTCATGAATAAAAACATTCTTGACATAATCCTCAATGGTTAACTCGGGGCATCGGTTGTCATGTTTGTAATCATGCCACTTCCCACGGATGTATGCATTTAAACTTGCATACTCGAACAAAACATTCTTCAAACTGTTGCGTCTCTCGCTATCCAATGCTGCAAAATGATTGTGAATCACAAAAATGCAAGCTTCATGTGTTTCGACAATTTTGCGCCGAATTGGGTCGCATGGTTCTGCAAAACCGGCAGCATTAAATGCAGCAAGTGTTTTCACACAAATGTCGTAGAGTTCAAAGTTGGCTGCCATTTTACTTTTATTTTTATGAAGACCTCTTCGGATCAAAAATCTTTCCAAGAATCTCTCGAAACAAAAATGTTTTTACAGAGTTTCGAAAAACCCGACAAGAAAAGTTTAGAGGACAAAGAGTGTCTCATTTGTCTCGAATCTCTCAATGTAGAGTTAGAATTGGTTGTCCAACTTCCTTGTCAATGTTCGAGTGCCGTTTATCATATCGACTGCATTATTCGATTATTAGAGTCGGGTGAAAACAAAAACTTTTGTCCCCACTGCAAAACCGTATATGAGAGACCGGATCCTATCACGCAACAACAACAACACCCAATCGACACCCGAAAATATATTTTTATTTTCTTTATTCACATTCTTTCAAATACTATCATGAACATGATCAATATCGGGTTTACCGATGATACCGATTCGACAAACGCGATAACAAAATTGATTGCCAAAATGATGATCATCTCTTATTTTTGCAAAGTTCTTTTCAATGTCATATTAGTCTACACTCTAAAAGTCAACCCCGAGAGAGTACATAGTCACTTGGCCGCAAGCTACTCTTTTCAAACAATTCTTTTTATCTTGATGATTTGCTTTTACGCGTTTTCTAAAAAAACCTTCAGAACGACAGTCATCCTCTTGAACAATATCATTTTTTGTTTTTGCGACTTGGCGTTTCGACTTTCGATTGAGTGCTCATCGTGAAACCGCTTAAAGAAACGTTATTCAAATAAACATATATCCAACCAAAAATGTCCACCAAATACATTATTTTGTCAAAAGATGAGCGCGACACCATCGATGACAATACCAACAACCAAATCTTTTTTATAAACAAGCCTCTCGTTTATTTGATGCCTTCCGTCAACCAAACGTATTATGCCGAGAGAGGTCTTTTCGAAAATAATTTGATTGAGTGGTGCAAACAGTTTTGCAACGCGGATTCGCTGTTTTTGGATATCGGTGCACATACCGGCAGTTACGCCATCTCGCTCGCCCCTTACGTAAAACGCGTCCTGGCATTCGAACCACAAAAAATGACTTTTTACGCTTTGTGTGGAGGGGTCGCTCTCAGTGCCGCCACCAACATTGAATGCATGAAAATCGGTCTCGGCAATAGTGACCAAGTGGGTCCCAAAACCCTTCATATCGTGAGCAACGACGGCGGTGGGTCCACCGTGCACGCGCCCTCCAACGACAAAGTCTTGTCTTCCGAAACCATCGAGATCCAAACTCTTGATTCACTTAACATCCAGGGTAATATTTCTTTCATCAAGATGGATGTCGAGGAAAACGAACTGCAAGTTTTGCAGGGAGGCATGGAGACAATTGTTCGCACTGGGTATCCGAAAATCTTGTTCGAGTCCAACAGCCAAACCAACACTGCTTTATTCGATTATTTGCGGGAAATCTTGGGCTACCAAATCATCAAAGTTCACGGATTTTTTAACATGTATTTAGCCGAAAAAGTTTGAGCCTCTATTGTATAAATAATGCCATACGTGATCCGAAAACTTCGAGGAAAAAATTGCTACAGTGTCAAAAAGAAGAAGGGAACCAAACAAAGAACTCTCTCGCGGTGCACCACTTTGAAAAAAGCCAAAGCGCAGGTGCGTTTACTCAACGCGATTGACCACGGTTATAGACCGAAATAAATATTTTATGTAAAATATTGCTTTCCAAGCAATATTTTATTCAAAGCAAGTTTGTCTACCACTTGCCTGTCGTCTTTTTCACAATCACATTTTGACCATTCTTCTTCTTCTTTGCGTTCGGATCATACTCGTCTCCATCATCATCCGTCAAATTCTTCGAGAGCTCCCAGAACTCCTTTGAACCCAACTTGAAATCGGGTCGGTCCGCCGCCTTGTACCAAAATACTTGGTCATTGATCTTGTTCGATTTCGCATTATTCGAAATCACCATGCACTCGTAATTTTCGGTGGTCTGGTCCATGATCGAGCAGAATGACTCGAGAGTCGGAAACATAGACGCATAGTTCTCCCAAATCTTCTTACGATTCGACAAATAATTCTCGCGCAAAATAAAAACGTAGTCTATATTGGTGCGGAGATTTGGTGGAATACCGAGCGGATATTGCATGGTAATAATTAACATAACTTTCCAGTGTCTCAATTGTACCGTTTTCATCCAGATATTTCTTTCTGAAATCATGAAACCAATGCTTTTTAAATGGGCATTGCACCCTCTCGGGCGGGTTTAGACTATATCTTAAGGCATCATCGCAATTGGTTAGATTACTCAACCCCACGGGCATTTAGTCGTTGAACAATCATCATATCCTTACCATTACGGACTTAGATGACTTGCTGCGGGTTATCTCTATTTTATACCTTTTTACTGTACTTCATGTTGTTAGCATAAACCACGACCCTATTTCTAAAGCCGTTTAGTAGTATAAACTTTCATAGAACCTCTTTTTAAGATTCTAAATCAAGACGTCTCCGCAATTTGGACGTGTCGCATATAAAGGACTCTTTACATCCTAAACATACTAGCCATTCTTTTGGAATGACTTAGGCAAACATTTCACCGTTCATGAACAGGGATCTCATCAACTTATCTTTGGTCCAGCTGTTATCGTAGAGGCAATCATCTAAAATCACGAAAGTTCGTGGATCGATGCTGCACTTCTTGTAATTTTCCATCTCTGTCTGACACTGCTTCATAACCGCCTTCTGGCGTCGCAGCACGTTTTCAATCAAAATTGTGTTGTATTCTTCGTGGATAAACAGCTTTGGCACGAGCTTTCCGTAAAAACCGTTTCCGGCTTCTGTTCCTGAAATCACAGTGCCAATGGGGATGTCTTGGTGGTGGTATAGCAAGTCTTTAACCAAAAAGGTTTTACCAGTATCACGACGACCGATCAAAACAATGACAGGGCCTTTGTTCTCTCGCGGGTCGAACGTGATGGATCTCATGTCAAATTTTTTTAATTCTAATGTCATTTTATTTTAATTTATTATAAATTAAGTAAAGTATAATAAATACGCATATAAAACGACATGAGTTTAATATTACTAAAATATTACATTCCATAAAATATAACTTTCATGGAATCCACCAAGTTTAGCATAAATTACCGAAAAAACAAAAAGCTCATTTTAGAGAAAACAAATGACCCGATTTACGATCCCTTCGACATTTCGGGCACCCAGTCGTTCATACCCGTGTACACACGTTTTTTCGACATGGACGACACTAATTACAACAAGGTATCTCTCAACAATACTTTTCAAATCCGTGACTTGACCACCGTGTACAAGAACGACGAAATCGTGGAAAAAAATATTTTTGTCAAATTCTCGCCTCTCATCGATCCCTTGAATTTTTTGCGGGGAAAGTATAATTTAGAAACCGAGGTTACGCGAACCCTTCCAACTATCCGCTCAACCGCCGAGTCGTGTTTGCCTAAACTCGTCGATGTCAACAATACCGCCTATGTCGACGGATTTTTCTCGTACTTGACTTCCATGTTGAAAGATACTCACGGATGGGTTCACGGCGTCGAATATTACGGCTCTTATTTGGCAATTCAGCGCAAGTTTCGCTACAACATCGCAGATGACCTTGAATTTGTCTCGAACTGTCCCTTCTTCTTAAACAATATCAACAAGTACTTTACCCTTGATGAAGAGGCCGCCAATATCTTGAATCAATATTCGGGAGAGGGCTCTCGTCGAAACCGTAACAAACTTTGCATTGAAGATGGCGGAGACGTAACTCTCGATTTTGAGGATTTAGTGGATACTGACTTGTGTGCTGAATCTTGTGCTGCTGTTGTTTCTCTCGAATATGAAAATACTCTCGTGAAGAATGAGACAGTTGAAACACCCAGTGAGAGCGATAGTAGTGGAAGTGATAGCGAGAGCACTGAGAGCGATAGCGAGTGCGAGAGCGAGAGCACCGAGAAAGATTACGAAGACGATGATGCGGAATCCGTTTGGGAAACCGAATCGGAATCCGAGACTGGCTCTTCTTCTCTCAGTGAATTCGAAGACGACGAAGAACCCATCTTCAGCTACTTGAACAACTACCCTGTACAAATGATTTTCCAAGAAAAGTGCGCAGGAACCATCGATCAACTCATTTTACACCGCAAACTCAACGACGACCAGTTTATCGACGCTCTCATGCAAATTATTCTTATACTCGCCACTTACCAAAAGGTCTTTGATTTTACCCACAACGATCTCCACACCAACAATATCATGTACGTCGAGACTGATATCGAGTTTTTGTATTATAGACTCGATGGCGTTCTTTACAAAGTCCCGACGAATGGCCGCATCTACAAACTCATCGATTTCGGGAGAGCCATTTACAAGTTTGGCGGGAAGATGTTTTGCAGCGACAGCTTCGCCACGTCGGGCGATGCAGCAACCCAATATAACTGCGAACCTTATTTTAACGAAAAGAAACCAAGAGTCGATCCCAACCCGAGTTTCGATTTGAGCCGTCTCGGATGCTCTCTCTACGATTTTGTTTGCAGAAATGGAGAGCCAAAGACGCCCTTGCAAAAATTGGTCGACCATTGGTGCAATGACGACTACGGAAAAAATATGCTTTACCGACACAATGGCCAGACGAGGTACCCCGATTTTAAGTTGTACAAAATGATTGCGCGAACTGTCAACAACTTGGTGCCCAAGGATGAGTTGAAATCTCTCTTGTTCTCTTCAAAATATGTGTTTAAACCAGAGAGTGCGAGAGATGTAACCATCATGGATATTGACAGTTTACCTGTTTACAAGTAAAAAAAAAACAATTTATAGAAACTACAATAATCTTGTTTATCAAAATGATTGACAAAATTATTTACATCAATATGGATGCGAGAACCGACCGCAACGAGAGAATCTTGTCTGAACTCGAGAGAATCGGCTTCGCCAAAGATAAAATCATACGCTTCTCCGCGTCTTCGTATCAGGGTTGCCCAAACACGGGCTGCCTTGTAAGTCACGCATCCGTTCTCGAGATGGCCTACGATATGGACTTGAAAAATGTGTTGGTCTTGGAAGACGACTTCGTTTTCATCGACGACGCCGAGAAAGTCCGCAATGATTTGACAACTTTTTTTGAGAGAGATATGGACTGGGACGTTTTGATGTTAACCACTTGCGCCGCGGTGGTATCCGAACATACCGACTCTCTCATTTCGCGAATTTCATCATCAGGCAACGGTGCGGGCTACATTGTGAATCGCTCCATGATGTTGGAACTCAGCACATTATTTAAATCAAATATTGAAAACCTCTTCACAACAAAACAACATTGGATTTATCAGAACGATATTCTTTGGAAAACTTTGATGCCTGCTTCGAAGTGGTTCATGTTCAATCATTATTTAGGTTATCAGCAAGAGGGTTATAGCGATTTATCTCAAGATCAAAAAATTGCTATCATACCCCAAATTGTGTCGTTAGATGGAGAAGAAAACTCGTCGAGTGGAGAGATCTCATCGAGTGGAGAGATTTTATCGAGTGGAGAGATTTTATCGACAGATAAATCATCCACCAAATATACATCAGACTCTGTCGTAAATACCGTAATCGAATCGTTTATCCAACGATCAAATCTTGGTTTGCAAAAGTACGGCACAACTTTGGACCGCGAAGATTTAAAAGTGCTGGACTGGATTCAACATGCTCAAGAAGAACACATGGATGCGATTTTATATTTGGAAAAGTTAAAACGAGAGGTCATAAAAAAAGGTATCTAAAGAGAGAATATACCGAACTATGATGACACGCATTTATTTCCCAAGTTCGTTGGGTCAAAAAAAGCCCGGCGTGGATACAACCGCGAAATATTTAAAACAAATATTTGGGAAAACCGACACGATTATAACCACGAAAAGCAACGACACTTTGTCGAGTAACTTGAGAAAACTGTATCGATCAAATATGAAAGCCACTTCGCCAACTGTGAACATCGGCGGTGATCACTCGATGGCGATCGCGACCGTGGCTGCATCTTTGTCGAAATATGGCTCCGAACTCAAGGTGATTTGGTTCGACGCCCATGCCGACATCAATACTCGCGCAACCTCACCCAGCGGTAATTTCCACGGAATACCTCTCGCGTTTCTTACCGGTCTTGACCACGATTTTACCTTGTTTCCTTTTTTGTATGAAGTCCCCGAACTCAAGTTCGAAAACATTTTGTACTTGGGCATCCGAGACTTGGATCCTGGCGAGAAACAAGTGCTCAAAGATAAACAGATCCGATATGTAAAAAGCGCCGACATCAACAACGATCCGAAGAGAGCCTTCGAAATTGTTAAAGCATTTGTTGGAAAGGACCCGGTCCATTTGTCGTTTGACGTGGACGGAATCGATCCTGGCGAAATGCCCTGCACGGGAACTACGGCGAAGAAGGGGGTGCATGTGGAGGCAATCAAGCCCGTGCTCGACAAGATTATGAAGAAAACAAATCTGGTGAATATGGACATCACCGAGTTCAACCTTGAAATTGGTGATGACAAGCAGAGAGAGGTGTCTATGACAAACTTTGTGAAACTTTTTCAGAAATACTTGTAATTTATCGTCTCTTTTTTTTAAACGTGCGACTGCGTCTTGATTTACGATTGCGTTTACCTCCACGACGGGTTCTTTGTTTTTTATTATACGGTATAATTTCGCGGTTTGTGTCGTATGGTACTAATTGCTGATTTCGTTCGTTATTTTCGCGTTCTAACTGCTCTGATCGGTCTCGCCATTTTTGTTCTTCTTCTTTATTTATCTTATTCGCATTTTCTTGAAGGGTTTTAATTTCTTTATTATATTTTTTTTCATTTGAAGGATCTTTCAGTAATTTTTCAATATTTTGAACTAACGAACCATAAATCTCAATAATTTCTGGATTATGATGTGTAAGGTGTTCTTTCATCATTTTGTAAGTTTTATATTTTCCTTGAATAATCGCATCATTTACTTTTTCGTGGATAGTTATGTATTCATTAATATTTCCAGAGTTATTTTCATTATCGTGGAGAAATATTTTTTCAGATGGCGTAATATGCGTTATCGTACTATCTGTTCTAGTTAATTTTTCGTAATAAGAAATTATATTTGTACCAGGTGAAACCACGTCAACCACTGGCGATACTTTACTTATTTTTGCAAGCTTATTTAACTGTTCATTTGTAAAAAATCCTTCTTCGCAAATATATGATGGAGGTCTAATCTTAACCAGATAAAAATCATATTCCAATTCATAATTTACTTCATGTATGCAAAGTTTTTTTGTGTTTCTATTATAGAGCATATTAAATGCATGCTTGGGTTTAAAAACCGTTGCGATTGCAATATCAGATTTGTCTCCCTGTTTATAAGATTTGTCACCTGAACTAAAATATTTTCTGAACCATTCGGGATCTTGTCCTTTTCCTGAGGAAGGTACTGTTAACTCGTTCATATGACCAACGCCAATCATACTATATGAACCAACCAAGAAATGATCGTTCGGTTGGTGAGTTGAACGATATTCTTCATGCATACGAGAGTACTCATCTGATGGATCATAACTGCCAGAGTTTTGTGAATTTATAATTTCATTTACAATATTCGGATCACGTTTCAACCATTCTTCCTCGGTTGGACAACCTCCTGTACATAATTCAGCAATATATGCAAGATATGTGCATTTACCAGCATAATTTAATTCTAGCTCATTATATCTTTTGACTTCGGCTGCAGACAACACATTCGGATTCGGTTCACTTTTGCCAAATACCGATAAAACGGTTTCTTTTGCCGAATTAAAAAAAGACGTTGGTTCTTTCGGATTAGGATCGATTCCACGTTTGGCAAGCTGTTGGTCCACAAATTTGTCGCTATTAAAAACAGAAGCTGTCGACGCATGAATAATTGCCAGAGCGGTAAATGCCGCGGTAAGCATCATTCCCATACCACCTTCTTGTTTCTTCACTTGTTTCAAGATTTGAGCATTTACTTCTTTCCGCTTTATGTAGTTGTTGTAAAAGTCGAGACAATTTATTTGCGAGTTTTCATCTATTGTGTAACAAGTATGTTTCGGGAGTTCTAATGAAAACACTTGTTTTAAATTAGTTTTAAACATATCTTCGGGCAAAGCATTCGCCATTTTCTCTAAATTGTAGCAAATCTCAATAATTTGTATAGTTTTGTATAAATTTGTATTTTGCAAATCCTGTTCGACTTTGCTCAGCAATTGAATTTTATCCAACCCAAAAATAGTTGAGTCGATTATTAGGCCAGCAAAGAATTTTTTGTTTGACATTTGTATATATATATATTAAGGTAAGATTTGTAGGTCTTTGTTTACAATTTTATTTCGAATTATGTATATTGAAGAGATCACCAACAGGGAAATCTCGGTCGAACTCCTGAAAATCATCGGGACATCTTCAGTTTGAACACTATAATAGATCCACATACTGGATGAACAAATATTTAAGATACAAAATAATAAAGACAAACTGTTTGTACTTTTGTTTTTGTATAAGAGAAACATGAAAATAAGTCGTCCGATGACAGACAACGAAATTGCCGTGTATGGTATTGATTTTAATGTGTCAGTGTGCATTTAAAAGAAAACCTAAGGTTTCCTTTAAATCCTTCCTCTTCGCTGATTTTTTGTTGTAAAAAATATAAAATTTTTTATAACACGGTTGTATGAAAAAAAAGGAGGGGTCAAAGGGGAACATAGTTCCCCTTAAAATTCGCAAACGAGCTCAAACACATCTGACGAGACGGATTTATTCGCCATCGCATACTCGCTCACGGTGCGTTCAAAAAAGTTCGACTTGCTCTCCAAACTGATCAGTTCCATAAAGTCAAATGGGTTCGCACTATTATAAATCTTGTCAACACCGAGTTGCAAACAAAGACGATCCCCCACAAACTCAATGTACTGAGTCATCAATTTGGCATTCATCCCGATCAAACGGCACGGAAGCGATTCCGTAATAAACTCCTTTTCGATTTCCACCGCCTCTCGGATAATTTCCGCTACCTGAGTTTTCGAGAGTTTGTCCTCCAGTTTCGAGTATAACATCACCGCAAACTCGGTGTGCAAGGCTTCGTCGCGACTGATGAACTCGTTCGAGAGAGTGAGTCCGGGCATAAGTCCGCGTTTCTTGATCCAATAAATGGCGGCGAAACTACTGCTGAAAAATATTCCCTCGACGCAAGCGAAAGCTACGAGCCGGGTGGCAAAGGTTTCGAGAGATTTGTCGTCTGTGCCGTAACCGATCCATCGGCGTGCCCAGTCGGCTTTTTTGGTAATCGATGGACAAGTCTCGATGGCCCTGAACAATCGGTCTTTTTCTCCCTTGTCTTTGATATAAGTTTCAATCAAAAGGCTGTACATTTCGGAATGAATATTTTCGATGGCGATTTGGAAACCGTAGAATGCTCTCGCCTCTGAGAGCTGGACGTCGGCCATGAAACGGGTCGCCAAATTTTCCATAACAATTCCGTCACTTGCTGCGAAAAATGCCAAAACCATCGAAATAAAATACTGTTCTTCGTGCGACAACTTTGCCCAATCGCTCAAATCTTTGGATAAATCGATCTCTTCCGCGCGCCAAAAACAATCCACCTGTTTCTTGTACATTTTCCAGATATCATTGTGACGAATGGGAAACATTACGTAGCGAGAGGTGTCGTCTTTCAAAAGGGGGTCGGTCATGGTTTTTCCTAAATAATATACCATTGAAGAGATTTTTTTAAGTGCATTGTCAAATCGATCGTTTAGATTGTATAATTTTAGTGAACGGATAGAATAAAAATATTACTCGATGATCCACTCCAATATTGACTTGACAAAACTGGATTCAAAAACTGTTCACAAAATGTTGTTTATATACAATTCGATCGAATCGGGGTGGAAAGTGAAAAAGAGAGATAACCGATATATATTCCAAAAATTGCACGGCGACAAAAAAGAGATTTTTATGGAAGACTATTTAGAGAAATTCATCGAAGAGAATTCTTCCCTGAAATAATTCTCTCGAATTGGTGCGCAATTTCTTTTTCCAGTTCCGGCAACCTCTTGTACAACATGGGGTTCTTACCGTTCGCATATTTATTTGGATTAAACCTGATAACTATGTTTTTTTCATCTTCTGTCGACAAAGCATCCTCGGAATAAACAATTTGCAGCAGGACGCCGTTAATATGGATTTCGCTCAGACAATTTTTGTGAATAAATCCGTCAAATTTGGAATCGATGAATTTTTGGATAATATCATTTTTCGATTTATAGAGAGACTGCAGAGACAATGGGTCCGATGGATAGGTTTTCACATAACACCTCTTGCACAATCCCTTAAATCTTGGCAGAACATCGTGGGACTTACAGGAGCCGCATTCGATCGGCTGTTCTTGCTGCTGCTGCACAACGTCGGGCGGTGCCAACATCCGTGTATTTTTCGATCCGTCTTCGCGGTGCGCCGAACAAAACAGGGGTTTCCCGAAGCAATATCCGTAAATTGCCTTGCTCCTGCAGGTGTCCTTTTTACAAATTGTCGGCATCGTTTACAATCAAAATATACAATATTTTTGCCCCTAAAGTATGTGTCGGGGGGTAAACCAGGGGCATACGATCCCTACAAGGGCCACCGGTCTGCCGGGCATCCGACCCCTACATCGCTGTAAAATAATATTAGAACGCGATGTTTCAAAGTCTGGTGAAATGTAGAGCAATCAACATTTTTGTGCGCAGATTCGCTCAGATTTAGGAGAAATTATGTTTTGGGATTATATAAAAAAAAATGGGAGGAGCTTTAATGCAATTAGTCGCCTACGGCGCACAAGACGTTTTCCTTACTGGAAACCCTGAGATCACTTTCTGGAAGGTGTCCTACAGACGCCACACCAACTTCGCCATGGAGTCCATCGAGCAGACCTTCAACGGTCAGGCTGACTTTGGTCGCCGTGTGTCCTGCACCATCTCCAGAAACGGAGATCTTGCTTACCGCACCTACGTTCAGGTTACTCTCCCCGAGATTAACCAGACCATGAACGGCGGCAATGCCAACGGCCCTGTTTATGCTCGTTGGTTGGATTACCCCGGTGAGCAGCTGATCGCCCAGGTTGAGGTCGAGATCGGTGGTCAGAGAATAGATCGCCAGTATGGTGACTGGATGCACATCTGGAACCAGCTCACCCTCTCTTCTGAGCAGCAGGCTGGTTACTACAAGATGATCGGTCACACCACCCAGTTGACCTACATCACTGATCCCCTCTTCGCTGACATCAACGGCCCCTGCGCCGCCGTCGGCGGCCCCGGACAGGTCTGCGCTCCCCGCAAGGCCCTTCCTGAGACCACCCTCTACATTCCTCTCCTCTTCTGGTTTTGCAGAAACCCTGGTCTTGCTCTTCCTCTTGTTGCCTTGAAATCTGTAGGGCAGAAAAGCATCCGACCCAATGTATACGAGAACTACTTTGGGAAATATTCGTTCGAGGCTCGTAACGACTTTTTGAGTCGTCCTCAGATGCTAGTCGCGTGTGCTTAAGTGAACTACTCCTCCCATTTTTAGTAGTTCATTAAGTACAGCGGCAACAATTTCAAATTGCGGGAAACTCTTAAAGACGGTAATGGCTACCAAGCATTAGACGAAAGTTTAATGTGGCTGAGAAAGAAACTCAGGTATGGTAAAAATGCCACGTATGACGAGGAAAATAAAAAATCCTCTGAAATAGACAATCCGCAGCCAAGCATCTACGTTCACAATGATGAGAATATGATGAAGGTTCAACGACTAAACGGAATTGGGTCTGAGGAGTTTAATCAACTCCAATGAAGGCTTAAGATATAGTCTACTCCCCGGCTCAGGTTTTTGTATGTAACACGTTAATCAATACAAAAATGCCGATAAATACACCGAAAGGTGGGGTATATGTGATGTACAGTATCACGAAGTCAAGATTAACATCGATTTCAGACCTATTGGTGAGTGCTTGTGGGCTGTCAAGTCTTTGACTGACATCGCCAGCAGTTCTTCCCAGGCTGTCACCACTGCCTACCAGCAGTCCCTCGTCGCCGCCTCCATCTACGTTGATTTCATCTTCTTGGATACCGACGAGCGCAGAAAGATGGCTCAGAACCCCCACGAGTACCTCATCGAGCAGCTCCAGTACACCGGTGACGAGTCTGTTGGATCTTCCTCTAACAAGATCAAGATCAACTTCAACCACCCTTGCAAGGAGCTCATCTGGGTTGTCCAGCCCGACGCCAACGTCGACTACTGCGCTTCCCTCGAGGGCAACAGTACTCTCTTCAAGGTCCTCGGTGCCCAGCCCTTCAACTACACCGATGCCATTGATGCTCTCCCTCCTTCCATCCATGCCTTCGGCGGCCCCACCGAGACCTCCGGCGCCAATGCCTTCATCTCCGGCGGTGTCTTCCAGATGCCCGGCGCCCTCGACGGCTTCGTCTCCGGAACCAACGCCACCACCACCCAGGACTGGCACGCTACCGGCGTCTTCAACCAGGACAGCTCTGTTCCCTCCGGCTCCATGCTCTCCGATGCCGGCACCTTCGTGCTCGCTGAGACTGCCCTCAACCTCCACTGCTGGGGTGAGAACCCCGTCGTCACCGCTAAGCTCCAGCTTAACGGCCAGGACCGCATCTCTGAGAGAGAAGGTTCTTACTTCGACGTTGTTCAGCCCTTCCAGCACCACACTCGTGCCCCCGATACCGGTATCAACGTTTATTCCTTCGCGTTGAGACCTGAGGAACATCAGCCCTCCGGGTCTTGCAACTTCTCCAGAATCGATAACGCCACACTCCAGTTGGTGCTGTCATCCGGAACCGTTGCTGGAACCAACACCGCCAAGGTCCGCGTCTATGCCTACTCTTACAACATTTTACGTGTCATGGCAGGAATGGCAGGTCTTGCGTATTCGTAACTTTTTAATGCGAATAAATGTGTACCCAAAAGGTATGCAAGTCTTGATAAAACAAGGCAACATCTCCAAATTGCGGGAAACCCCTCAAGGTATAAAATACTAAACCGTGTAAGAAATTGCTCGGTGGCTTATGATAACGACATAAGGTACAGTAAAAAGTTTTATATTATAGGGCAATCCGCAGCCAGTCTTCTAAGTCTGCTATGATAAGGATATGAAGGCGGTTCAACGACTAAATGCTGATGGGCGCGAGAGAACTAATCATTCTCAACGAACGCTTAAGATATAGTCTATTCCCACCCGAAAGGGTGCTGTGCCCATTCAAAAAGCACAGGGTTTAAATATGAGGAAATGCTTATTTGTAAGAAACCGGTATTCAAGCTTAAAAAACTTTTGCACAACTTTATTTTTTTTAATTAATTAATTTGATATAAAAAACATTTTTTATCAAACATTTCTTCGATTCTTTGCGATTTCGGCAGCGCGTTGTTTCTTAAACTCTTCGTCTGCGTATTTTTCACGAATAATCTTTCGTCTCAACTCTCTCTGTTCCTGTTGATATTCTTTTACTTCAGTTCTTGTCATTTTTTCAAGATTTGGTGAACGTATATTTGTAACAGTTACGCTTGGTTTCGGCATTTCTTTTCCAAGTGTATTGTCGTAAATTTTTTTAAACTGTGCCAACAAAACATCGTAATCAATCTCTTTTTTCATACAGTTGCACTCACCACAGCAAGCATTGGAGTTATGAAATGTATACCCTCGTTCATTGTCAAATCGATCTACGCCGTTTGTGTGGTTTTCGTCAGTTTTTTTTCCACAAATGTAACAATTCTCCAAAATAAGTTTTTCAAAATCTTCAAAAGTTAGTTCAAATTCAATACCCATTCGCTCGGCTCGTTGTTTATAACTCGCATATGGCACTGAATGATGATTTTGAAATGCGTCTGGATAATAATTTCCACCAGTAATCATAGTATTACGTTTCAAAATGTGTTCAACTCTTTGAATAAAGGTGATATTATCAACTGCACCCTTCATGTAATTGCATAGTTTGCAACAACTAACACAGTTTTCAATTACGTATCCTTGCTTTTGATCCATTCTGTCAATACCATTGAATCCTTTATCCTGAACAGTGTCGCAATAAAAACAAGGCAACTTAACAATTGTTTCAAATTGTTCGAGAGAAAGTTCAAACTCTCGTCTGTTTAATGTACAATGGTGTTTGTAATTGTTAAAATTTATTTCAACACTATTCATCCGATTGTCATTCATTTCCTTCACTTTTTCCGGATTGGTTTCTCGCCATTTCGCCACATTTTCCGCGTTTCTTTTCAAGTATTCTTCTTGATTTTCGTTGTGTTGTCTGTCGCGGTAGTTTAACCAGCCTGTTGCAACCTTTTCAGGATTCGACTCTCTCCATTCGCGTTTTACCGCCTTGCGCTCGGGTTTTTGGGAAGCAATCCGGTCAAGTTCACGACGGTGATCCTTGTCGCGTTTTTCGTCCTGTCTTTTGTTCTCGTCGCGACACGGTTTGCAGGTTTTCATTTCGGCACCGCCCGCACCACTATACATGTCAATCGGTCGTGATTGGCAGCAAACTGAGCACTGTTTCATTCCGTCGACAACTTCGCCAGAAACCGCCGACCGCTTTGCTTTGTCCCGTTCGCGTTCCTTCTGCAAACATTCTTGGCAACTTTTGTTGGCATATTCGTTCGCCAGCTTTGCGCGACAACCCTTCAAGTATTTTGTACAAGGCCGCATGCCTTCCGCTGCACATTCGTCCACGAACAAACAAAGTTGATGAATTCCGCAGTAAATGTTTTCAACAGATCTTTTGAATTTGCAGCCTTCTGATTTGCACAAAACCACGTTTTCTTTTGCTTTTTCACGATTGGCTTTTGCAATGACTTTGCATTTGTCACACTGTCGCACGCCCGGTTCGAAAAAATACATTTTTAGACAACTATAGCAAAGCTGCGACGCCTCCAACATTTCGGGCGTGTAGTCATTCATGTGCTGATGGTTTTTGCAAAATCTGCTCCCATTTTGTGGACGATTCCGGCACGGATTATTGTTTCGATCTCTGCTCAAACACTTTGACATTTTTTTTATGATTTTTTTGCTCTCTTTGTGCAGAAAGCAAAGTTTTTGCTTCGTTTTCGGATGGAGCAAAAATACTGTCATAATTTTATCAAAATATAAAATATTTTTATCATTCCATTGTAGGACACTTTTCATACAAAAAAACTAAATACCTTACACTTGTTTTTAAAAAACAAAAACAACTTATAAAATTTAAATATAAAGAAAGATTCAATAAACAACTTATAAAAAATGAGCATAGATATTGTGAATCTTATTGAGAGCAATCCTCTCACCACATTAGTTGGAAATTATCAGTCATCTATGATAGATAAGGTGAAAGCGAATTTTAATACGTATGAACAACAGTTGTTTGTTTCAAGTTTTTATTGTTATTTAAATTATAATGAAACAGATTTTGCAATTGATTTGGACAATATTTGGCAATGGTTAGGATTCACACAGAAAATGTCAGCAAAAAGGTTGCTTGAGAATTGTTTGATCATTGACACCGACTATAAAAACTTACTTTACTTTGATGTAAAGCAAGATAAAAAACACGGAGGTCATAACAAAGAAACAATAATGCTTACTATCCCTGCATTTAAACGCTTTTGTTTGAGAGCAGGAACTAAAAAAGCACATCAAATTCACGAATATTTTATAAAATTGGAAAAAATAATGCACAAAGTTGTTGCGGAAGAAAACAAAGAAATGACTGAAAAGTTAAAGATTAAAGACAAAGAAATCGCAGATAAAGACGCCGAGATGGCAAAACGCGAGATCGAGTACCAGACAAAACTCAAAAAACAGAAAGAGATCGAACGCGAAAAAGTGTTGTTGAGCCAATTTGCTGTATCCATTCCGATTGTTTACATCATCCGCGTAAAAACCCACGAAAACGGTGAGTTCGTAGTCAAGATTGGCGAGAGCCGCCGAGGTATCCAAAACCGCTTCGCCGAACATAAAAGCCACTACCCCGAATGTGTTTTGCTCGACGTGTTCACAGCAATTCAGAGTAAGGATTTTGAAGACTACATCCACAATCATCCGAAGATTCGATGCAATCAGGTGAGAGACATGCCAGGCCACGAGACAGAGAATGAACTTTTTTTAGTTGGCAAAAATCTCACATACCAGATTATACTCGACGTGATCAACTCCCAGGTCGATAATTTCCAAGAATATGGAACCAAAAAACTCGAACTTGAAATCGAAAAATTAAAAATAATCGCAACAAATCATTCCAGTCCAGCCATAGCACAATTACTCGAAACAAACCAGCAAATCGAAGAATCAAATAAACAATTGCACGCGCGTATCAATAAGTTGGAAAACATGCTTGAAAAACTTCTCGAGACAAGATCCGCTGTTGTAAGAACACAAACCGGGTTTCAAGAACCTTTGCCAACTTTGGGACCACGTGTTCAAAAAATCAACCCTGACACACTTCAGCTAATTAAAGTATACGAATCGGCAACCGAACTAATGACCGAAGACCGCAGCATCAAACGCCCCAGTCTTTCAAAAGCTGTTCTTGAAAATATTGTTTATAATGGATTCAGATGGATGTTTGTAGAACGCGATATGGATCCCAAAATAATTCATGGTATTCGACCTACCCGGATTACAACTCGAAAAAATATGGATTATGTCGCAAAAATTAATAAAGATCAAGACGAGATTCTTAATGTGTATTTAGACAGAAAGACTGCGGCACTGATGAATGGTTATTCATCGGGTGGTCTGGACACATCTGTAAAAAATGGAACTATAACACAAGGACATTATTACAGGTTGTACAGCGATTGCGACAAAACTCTTATCGAAAAATTTGAAGAAAAATACGGCAAAGATGTTTTTCTGTACAAAGACGGTTTCGGAATTTTCGACGCAACCACGGACAAACTGATTCGAGAATTCAAATGTAAATATGATTGTATCGTGGCTCAAAAAATAAGTGACAAGACACTCGAAAAATCAATGCGTGAAAATAAACCATACAATGGTTTAAAATTCGGCCCAATTCCACCACGATTATGTTGCTATCCTTGAAATCGGAAAATGATACATTTATAAAATATTTTGCAAAATTTTTTACAAAGTATTTTTACTGCAGCAGGGATCATACAGCATAATTTAAAAGTCCGGATTATCCGTAAAAACGGGCGCCACAATGGGCAAAGCGTTCGTGTCAGTAACCGCGTTAAAAAACCCGTTCATCGAACTACTCATCGAAAATACCGCATATGTCGAGACAAACGCAGACGCACCAACGATGGCCGCATCGCGAATTAACTCTTTTATGGGTCGCATCTCCTTATGGACATATTTCATCTCGATGATTTTCACTAAAATATAAAGCACAGTTGTTATTAGAACAATCGCAACAATCGTTTCCATTTTTTTTTATATACAATTCAATATTTTCAAAATGTTTCATTTTAACCGCGTTTAAATTAAAATTATTCCTAAATTGCAATTATTTATCGTTTACATACTTTGTATCAACTGCTTCAGCCAAATCCTCCATCGACATCCTTAACGATCTTGCATCTTCATAATGATCTTTTGTGTAGGTTAATATTCCCGTATGTAAAATATGAACATTCACTTCGGCTGCAGTTTGCCCTACTCTTAAAATACGACCTTCCAATTGGTCGCGCGTTGCTTGATTTGAAAAGTAAATTGACGTAATCATGGTATCTGCTTGGGTCAGTGTGAACCCAGTACTATGGGTACAAGTAGTGATCACAACATCATATAACTTTTGATCCAAGGGTGTTAATGTGATTGACTGTTTTGAAGTAACACAAAAAACACGTTTCCCCTCTTTTTTCAAAGCATCCTCCATACGATGCTGCGACTGTCCATCTTTGGCAACCACAAAAACGCAACGTGGATTACTCGGAGTTGCAAGTTTCAGCACCAACTCGATAATTCCGTTTTCAATAACATCGTAACAAACTTTTGTCGCAGCCGAAAAATTCGTAGAAGACGCATTTCCGCCAAACTTTCTCTCCACAAAGCCCAAATATCGTTTTCGTTCATTTTCGTCCATGCGGATTTCTTTGAACACTCTATTTTGGCGAATAGGCAACGATATTTTTCGAGATACCAAGGCGGCAATAGCGACCCAATAGTTCTTCTCGTTGACTTCGAATTCCACTACTTGAGACACCCACTCAATGACACCTTTGCTGGATTTGTCCTTGATCAGAGTTCCTGTCAAGCCAATGAAGTTTTGCGCAAGTTTGGCGATTTCCAACGCAAAAGAGGTGCGTTTAGTGTCATTCATTGTCAGGTGAAACTCATCCACGATAAAGAAGCAGTTGGGCGCAATACTCAATAAATGATCACCCGCGACTCTCATGTTGTCATGCTTAATGAGGTTAATTTTATGCTTTTGAAACATGACTCGATTACTTTCGGCATCTTTTTTCGTGTAATTTACCAAGTGATAAGGCAAGTGTCCCTTCTCCAACTCTTTCATAATGGAATCAATGGCTGATGGCGGCAAACTATACACGCAATAGTCTGGCATTTTTTGGTTTTCAATCATCCAACCGATCACACTGGTTACAATCAAAGTTTTACCGAGACCCACCGGGATCCAAATTAAATTTCCACGACGATTGTGATTCACGCGGCTCACAATTTGTTCAATCGCCGCCTCTTGATGTGCGTATGGTTTTCGTTCATCCTGAAACCGAACATCCCCCCAACTTGTGTATTTATCAGTCTTCTTGTGCAGTTCATTTAAAATGTTGTCACGAATGAGACTCCAAACACGAAAGTCTAAAATATGGAATTTTAAGGACGAGTCCACACGAAGCACACCAGGAACAATCGCACACAGGTATACCAAAAAACGAAACACAACAGTATCTCTCCAAGATGTCATCAAGTATGTACTCGTACCATCCCTTGATATGCGATACATTTCAATGCTCTCGCGTAGTGGACGAATATACATCGCTAATCTTGCCAAAGCATCTGGGCTTAATTTGTTTAAAAATTGTTGAATATACAAATTCCAGTTTTCAATCACAGCACCTTGAATGGAAGAGCTACGAGTAAAAACCACGCGACAACATGTTGCAAACAATTTGTCATCCATCACATCAAAGGATTCAAACTGCATAATAGGTTGCAAAACAGGAACGAGCATTTTTTTCTCACAAACATCGCGCCACAAATGGTTGTCTAAATAAAACTCTAAACGTTCTCCTAACGCAGGAGACTGAACCATGCGTAAGTATGCAGTTCCGTCGATTCCGAGCCATTTATTTTTTACGGGTTTTCCGGTATTAATTAAAATTTGAATAGCCTCTTCAATCGCTTTCTCTTTCACGTCTTCTGATAAATCTTCCGCAGCCTTTTCTCTGGATGCAGGGCGGATTGCAACAAACTTACCCTCCACTTCGGGATGTGCAAACACATGGCATTCAACGGATTTACGATCTACCACCACTTTGACCCGTATTTTTTCCAACATACCTGCCATCCAAGACCAGTCAATTTTTGTTTGTATCTCAACCACTTTGTTTTCTTCAACTGGAATTTCGTGACGCGGACTTGTCTTGCATAGCCACAATAGTTCTTGTGCTTGTTCGATATCAAAGGGAACATCGATTCCATTGGGATTGCTTGTTTTCATAGAAACTTTTCGGGCATTTCTTCCGGTGCCAGTAATCCAAAGATGTTTAAATAACTCTGTGAAAGTTTGCGGTTTAGGGGTGAAAAAGTGGGCAATTATTGTGAGCGAATGTTGGTCCAAACAATACTCGATAGGCATAATTTCAACAGGCTGTCTTGACTCCCATCCACTATAAAACTTTTTTGGATTTAGTCCGATTGACTGTAAAAGACCAATATCTGATTCAAAACTGCCAAGCGTATTTAATAAGTAGAAAGGAAGTCGCCATTCTGGGTCACTGGCTTTTTCTGTTAACATTATCTTAACAGAGTAGTCCCACGCTTTAGGATCCTTTTGTGCTTCTATACTACCATGGATTGCATATGCAACCAACTCCTCGGTTGGTTCGAATTCCGGATAATCTTGTGCAGCCAAAGCCGCGCCGAGCATGGCGTTTATAAAATTTTTCGTGGAGTAAGTATCTTCTCCCGCTGCCACTCCAATACGTTTAAAAGCAGACTCGGAGCCTCGAACAAACCGACGGATGTCTGGAACAAAAGAGCCTCCGTCTGTTACTAATATAACAAAAGACACGAACAATACGGCTGCCGCCGGAACGAGGGTATGCTTATCGTAAAACATTCTTACATAAACACATCGGGTTCTTATCAGTTTCTGAAGCAAAGACTTGTGTAAAGAAGGGGTAAACCACTTAATTTCCTTATAAACAAGATTAAAATATGGCTCATATTCTTGAAAGTAGTCGTAATATTTAAAAAGATTCTTCCAATTTTCACGTTTAAATGTTTTCGATGAATAACTATCAATCACCTCGACAACTCGTGTTCTTTCGTGTGGTTTACCTTCTTTGTCTAACTCCGGCACGCGAATTACACATTGAAAATTTCGCTGAGACGGTGACTTCTGGTCAGCAGGTACCGGGTTTTTTGCAGAGACTGTCCCTCCGACAAGACTTAAATAAAAATTAGTTTCTTGGTCTGCTCGCATGGGTTTCAGTTTCCAAATAGAACCGCGAAATGCAAGAGAATGACGGGCTCCCACTACATTTCCAACAGGTGTTTCCGCCGTATCTTCATATTTTACTTTTCCGCCACCTGGGATTAGCTTGTAAAAATCTTCCAACAGATGCAATTCTCCATCCATAAGTTCATCATACAAGTTGACGTTTTCATTGTCTATAATAGAATCACCTCCCACTGAAAATAATCTTATTTTCACCCCGGGTATGTCGTTTAAATAACCATTTCCGGATTGATATTCAGGTGCCTTAAGATCCACATTCGATTTGCAGTAATCGATACGTTCATCTGCAGTCATTGGTGCGAAAAAATCAAAGTTATTAAATTTGTCACGATATTCGATGTACTCTGTAGCATTTACATACTGTTCACTCGGGTGATACATAACGCCTGGTGGAAAAAACACCTGCATACAAGTATTGAGTGTTGCTTTTGTACATCCCACGATCCATTCCCCGGATCTTATTCCAGTTCTGAGGATACACATTTCATTCGTAAGGGTGGGTTCTTTTGCTTCTTTCTTTGCTTTTGCAGTTTTATTTTTCGGAGAGTCTGGTTGGGTCCTACGCGTTTTGACTTTTTTTTTGTCGTCAGACATTTTTTTATTTCTGTATAATATATAAATATAATTTTATGATATTTATATAGTATGCTTAAATTAAACTAAAAATAATTATTTTTAAATTTTATCGACAAATGACGCAATCGCTGTAATTGTGGGATCATTCAATTCGAAACGCACCCCGATCAGTTTCACTTTTATATTGTCTTTCTCCGCAACATTCTCGAATTCGGCGACCGACTGATGATAATCTCTCGCCACGAAAATCGTGATAGGTACATTGTCCGCCTCATCCACTACGTGTGCATGTATTCCCGCCTTTGTCACATTGTAAACAACGCAATCTATTTCCATCTCACTCACCGGGTTGCAAACCATGCACTTGTAAATAATCTGAAACTCGACATGATCGTCTTTTATTAAACCACTCGAGTAGGACACGATCTCAACCGACTTGGGTTTGATGAAACCCTCCGCAACGCATTTCCCCTCTACCAGGTTGCGAATCTTTTTCTGCAGATTCTCTTTGACATTTTTACCTACATCGGTAATTTTTAAAACAACTTTTTTCGACAAAAGCGATTCGATATAGGGTTGGTGACTCATCCTCTCTCTCTCTTTTTATATATTACACAAGATTTTATTTATGACATGAGTTCTCTCTGTTCCGGATTAAGAAACCAAATCTTTTTATTCACCCTCTCTGAATTCAACTTTCGCAAATACAATTCAGTGACCGCGCAAAAAGCCTCGTGCGACAAGTTGTCCGAGTTTCGTTGCGGCTTCTCTCGCGTCGTTGCGGTGTCATACCAATAATTTGATCCAGAGAGCTTCAGTATTTCATTCATTTCACTAATCATTTCGGTTTTGGTCGAGTTTTCCGAGCAAATTCGCCCATTGTTATTTATTTTAAAAATGCCATCCTCGATGTATCCAAAAATATCCGAGAGCTCATCGATATCTACAAAAAACCGGTTTCTATACATTTCATCCCTCTCTTTCAAAATCATGATTCTCCAATTGTTATTTAAATCGTAGCAGGTTTTTCCCAACACGAGGCAAGTTCTATCGGCATCTCTAATCGTCAAAAAATCAAAGTACTCTACAATGTGTTTTTCGAGAGGCTTCGTTGCGACAAAACTCGGATTCTTTATCTGTTTCGCCAAATTTAACCGTTCGTCATGTGGCATTGTGTCCAATATGTGGTCGACCATATATTTCTTGAGAGGTTTCTTGCCAATTCCGTGCAGTTCCAAGTAAACGATTGGTGGGATTCGACTTCCTTTTGTGTTTAAATTGATCTTCCACTCACTCGCCATATGTATATTGGGGATTTCTTCTTGATAAATTATGGACACTTGTGGATTATCAGGTTCTTCCTCGAAATCTTCGAGAGCCTCTTGTTCCCTCTCTTCGAGAGCCTCTTGTTCCCTCTCTTCGATAGCTTCTTGTTCTCTCTCTTCGATAGCTTCTTGTTCTCTCTCTTCGAGAGCCTCTTTTTCTTTCTCGACATTTGGTTGATCGCCCAGTCCAGAGAATTGCGATTCCTCTCCAGCTTTTTGATGATATTGTCGTCTGGTTTTATGGATTCTTCTTTTTAATTTGCGCCGCGTATTCATTTCAGTATATATTTACAACATATAATTTGAAATTATTTTTTTTCCTATTTATGAAATAAGTATTGCCTTTTTCAACAAAATGTCGATATTCGCGAGCATCCGCCTTTTCTCTAAATTATAAGGTCGTATTGACGAAATACACTCTAAGTATGGTTTCCACTTCATGTCGCTGATCTCGTAATTATCAATAATCTCGAGAGGTCGCGATTCCATAAACGCCAAAAAATATTTGTGTTTATAAGATTTGTAATTCGATCCGCAAAATACCTCCTCGAATGGCGCAATATTTTGCACAATATTTTTCTTCTCCAAGTTCAGTCCAGTCTCTTCGTTAAACTCTCGAATCGAACAATCCAAATCCGTCTCGTTGTAGTTTTTGCGCCCCTTCGGAAATCCCCACTCTTGTTCTTCCCATTTGGTCTCTGAAGACTCGATCAAGTCATCAATAGTATAATAATCGTCACCCGAGTACACGCCCATCTTGAGCTGCATAAACTTGTCTCTCGAGATGTGTTTCTCATTTCGATGCTGATTGTTCTCTTTTCCCCAGACCGAGAGCCAAATTTCGTCAAACTGCATGGTTTTTAACATTTGTTTCTCTGCATTCGTCATCTGATAAATCATGTTTGCCACATAATATCGGTTTTCCACAATGTATTTGCCTCTCATGAAATCGATAAACCCGAGAGTGTGTCTTCGGCGTATCATCAAATATTCAATGCTGTTTGTCTCTTGGTTTTTCCGTATCGCTATAATCCCATTACTTATAATCGGCAATCTGCACTGATAGTAGCCATGCCCTTTTTTTCCACAATTATTACAATACATATTTGAGTCCATAATTTAGTATTATTGTGTTCATAATTTCTATATAGTTTTTCATGTATGACGCAAAAATATGGGGTCCTCATTATTGGTTTTTCATGACGGCTGTCGCAACCACATATCCCGACTTTCCCAACGAAATCTCTCAGCGCAAATATTACGATTTTTACATGAATCTCCCGATCTTCATTCCTGACCCAGAAATGGGAAACCAGTTTAGCGCAATGCTCGACAAATATCCTCTCACTCCTTACCTGAAAAGCAAAGACTCGCTCCTTCGCTGGGTCAACTTTATTCACAACAAGTACAACGAGCTGCTCGGCAAACACCCCATGTCTCTCGATGAGGCCATGCGCAACTATCTCGACAATTATATGCCGAAGCCGGTGCATTTGCATCAGTCTCTCAAAATGCGGCGCTATTATGTTCATGTGGCTTTTATTCTCATTTGCTTAGGGCTCGTGTATTACTACTTATAAAGGAAACCAAGGTGTTCAGCCCGCTTCGCGGGCCTATGCCTTTTGATCCTTCCTTTTTTTTGTAATTATTTTTAATTCTTCCTTTTCTTTTATAATTATTTTTAATCCTTCCTTTTTTTTGTAATTATTTTTAATTCTTCCTTTTCTTTTATAATTATTTTTAATCCTTCCTTTTTTTTGTAATTTTTATGCTTGCTTTTAATCCTTCCTTTTTTATGCTTGTTTTTTACAAACCATCAAATAAAAAGACGCTTGAGGCGTCACATAAAGGAGGGATCATAAGGGAACCTTGGTTCCCTTAAATGTGGTGGTAGTATATAAGATGCGTATCGAACTCGTCATTTTTGCAATCACCGCATTTTTCATCGCAAACGTTTATACTGACGGCAAATACTGGAAACTCTTACAAACAAACCAAAAGTACTACAAAATGGCCGGCATTGCTTTAGCTGGTTTCATGGTCTACATTCTATTCAAAAAGTTCCCATCCAAAGCCCACGAAATTATCCGCGGATCCAACGAGTACTTTAAATATTTGCCCGTCGACAAGGAAACCATGGGCATGCTGAACCCCATTTTGGATTTTACTTCCAAACAAAACATGTACAACGAACACGGCAGCATGATGCCCATTCTGCCTCTCGGCAGAGAGGAAGTCTCCACCAATCGCATCTTGAACTCAGGCCGTGTTGAAGGTGGCAGCAGTGGCGTACAAAAAGCCACAAAACGCTCTGTCAGCGAAACCAAAAAGAAGTTTGTAGCGAGTCGTCAAAACTGGAAGTGCGGCGACTGCAATGAACAGCTCTCTGCATGGTTCGAAGTCGATCACAAAACCCGTCTCGAGTATGGCGGCAGCAACCACGTCGACAATTTAGTCGCTCTCTGCAGAGAGTGCCATGGGCGCAAAACAACGATGGAAAATTTGTAATGGTAGTGTATAAATGAACTCAGTGCCACCACCGTCGTCGAATACATTTTTCGATAGTGTATTCAACGATCCTCTCGTGAAAACTATCGAAACGTGTGTAAAATCAAATGCAATATTTATTTCAGTGGCAGTCTATTTGTTAATTTTTCTCTATTTCATGACCGATAATCCGAAAAAACTATTCGAGTCCCAATATTATTACACCATGATGATCGCACTGCCGGTTATCGTCGCCTCCGTTTATTTTCTCAAAGAAACTCCGCTCGGAAAAATGACTGCTCAAGAATTCTTAAAATATGCTCTATTTGGTCTCACATGCATCTTCATTCTTTACATATACAACAATGTGTCACTCCCGTCTAGTGTCATAAGTTTAGGCACCAGTGCACTTGCTCTCTTGACCTTCTTAATGGTCATCGTGTTACTCGCCATCGTCTACAAAATGTTTTTCAATGAGGTTTACAAAATCCCAGGTTGGAATGGATTCATCATCAACTTGGTCTTTTACATTCCGTGTTTGCTGCTCAATGCTCTCGAGTATTTGAACAAAGACTTTAAGCAAGCACCGTTCGCTGTCTATGTATTGCTCTTGATCGAGGTTGTCCTCATACTTGCCTACATTTACGTCCCCAAAATCACCAAATCCATCTCAAACTCGATTGTTGTGAAAGATGGCAAAAGTGTGATTTCCGACCCCATGCTCATCAAGAATAAAGAGAGTCTCACAAGCTATGCTCTTCTGAATGACGCAAAACCGAGCGACATCGTCAACAATAAATTTGCAATCTCTCTTTGGGTCTATGTTGTGCCTGTGCCACCAACAACATACCCTTATAACAGCGACGCGACAATTTTCGAGTATGGAAATTATCACCCGCGACTTATTTATAACGGGGCCATGAATAAATTCAAATCATTCACCAGCGCGAGCACCTCTTATGATTTCTCGATGCCTCTCCAGGCGTGGAACCATATTGTGTACAATTATACCAAAAATAGTGTTGATCTCTTTGTGAACGGCAAACTTGTCTCTACTGTCAACAAACGCAGTCCTACTGACGAAGCTTTAAGTGTCGATGATGTGATTTCTGTCGGTCAAGACGATGGGCTCTCGGGTGGCATTTGCAACATCACTTACTACAAGTCGCCTCTCTTTCAGTATGAAATTGAAAATATTTATAACCTGCACAAAAATAAAGACCCACCTGTTTAAATAAAGGAAACCTAAGGTTATTCAGCCCTTCGGGCTTACGCTTTAAATCCTTCCTCTTTTTTTTTGAGAGGTTTTCGAGAGGTCGATTTTTCCACCAACAAAATCTCTCTCTCTATAATAAATAAAAATGTTCTGCGGACAATCCATTGAATCAGCCTACCCCATAATTAAAGAAACGATCCCTCAATCCAATTTAGGATATTATGCAAACAACAAGTATCCTGGATTTCCTCCTCTCATGAACGACGGCCGTTCGATCATCGCCGGCAACCGTTCCGAGACTCTCTTGCACAATTCCATCGTCAAACAGAGTGGAGAGATCAACAACGCCAAGTATCGCCAATATATGATCAGCAACGCCCGAAGCATCATGGAAAATGATTTCAGAAACGCCAGCAATGATGTAGGATACTACGAGAGATTTGTTGATCAAATTTCATCAACTGCAACCGGCTCTCCATATTTGTACAGCTCAGTGCTGGACAACAACCAAACTCTCGGAACGTTCGATTCAGACCTCAAGAGTATTTATTTGTCGAGAGAGCAGCTGGAGGCCCGCCGGGTTGCCCCCAATGTTTAACTCTCGCGTTTGTGAAAAAAACACTTTATAAAAATTTGTTGTAAAGTGTTTTTTTTTATTTAGCCCGTCAGGCGCTTGCCTCCTTTATTTTGTTAGTAGCGCGACCACGCCTCGTTATTGTACCCACTCAAAACAACCATCTTGTCTTTATTAGCTTTCCAAAATTCCACCTTGGCATCAAGCTGTTGATCCTCCTTCGTCTTTGGGTAAATTCGGTCTTTCTTCGAATTCATCAAAGCCTTCTCCGACTCTGTCATCGGCGGCTTCACTCCATAACAGTTCACGCCGAATCGGACATTGGGGTTCGAGAAATATCCACCGTTAACTCCCGGGCGCCCTAAATCATGTTCGTGGCCTTTTATCTTCTGCAACTTGTTCCACGTCTCCTTTTGCGTCGGAAAATATGCATGCTGTCCTTCGCTCCAACCATATGTCGACCACTCTGCGCCGTTGTTGTATGCCTCTTCTACCTCATCATATGTGGCCAATCTTGAACCCATCGCTTTGCATAAAGCCCCCGCATCACTATACGTATATAAATTGTTACTAATGTTGAAAACTTCATTTTTTTGCACATCTTTTGCTGCTTCTGTTCCTGTTTTCACACTTCCTTTGTCGTCTATCACAACGGCCGGCTGCGCCGGCAAACCGATTTCACCTGAGATGACCCCGATTATATCAATCTTAAGCACATATTTAAAGAACTGAACAAAAAGCAAAGCGATCAGAAGAATATAACTATTGGACTCAATAAATGATATTGACCACGGTTTTGCCTCTGGGGTCATAGGGATTCCAAACATAAAAATAAATGTGTAGAACAATACGATAAAAATAACAACTTCGAGAGCTGAGTATGCGTTGTTAAAATAGGCCTTCACTGAACTGATCATGTCTGTCCAGTAAGTATCTTGTCTCGAGGCTGGAAGAGAGTAATAATAGAGAAACCCCCATGCAACGATTACGCCGATGACGATGAAATCGACGATCCCGGCTTTGGTTGAATGGCTTGACGGATCGGAACTATCGAAAAAAATTCCCATAAACGCGTTTAAAATAAAATACCCAAGTAAAAAGGCCAACACCAGAAGAATATTATTGACATTGAAATAATTGTCTTTGGTAAAATTTGGTGTTTCTGTTTTTATCTCTTCTTTCTTCCCAGATAAATCTTGACTATTTTTTGAATCTGTAGACATTTTTATATAATATATATCTACACAGATAAATAATTTAACTAAATTACACAAGTCTTCTCAGAAACAAACAATATGTACTTTCGGAAATCACACTGTCCTCATTGATTGCCTGTAAAGCCCCGTCGTTAAAATGTACCCAGCCTCTCGCTGTCTTGATGTAAGACGTGTAATGACCTCCCGAAGGACTCCCCATATGGTTTGAACAAGCGTAAAGCTCATACACATATTTTTTCTTGTCGTATCCCTCTACATACTTGGAGAGATCGATCGGCCCGAGAGGGCACTCCACCCGGTCATTTTTTCGCAAGATGCGCCCTCGTCCGTTCACCTCGAACCGCTTCAAAGTGATTACCAAGATTTTTGGGAACGACCACATGTACATTCGCTTGGTCACATCTTCTTTTTGGTTTGTCTTGTCATTAAACCATTGGTTTTCACCGGTCATCGATTCCGGCTGCATAAACAAGTCGAAGCAGTCGAAGATTGAAATCGCACCATTTGTGCGATCAGGGATGGGGAGATCGATGATGAAATAATGCTCCGGCTTCTGGCTGCAAATTTTGTTTGCCGAGTCTTTCATTTCCATCACCGAAATTCCGTAAAACAAATCGTAAATTTCCGAATACTCCGTTTTGTAAATTCCCGTGAGCAACTCGCAGCATTTGATCGCCATGTTGTCCAATTCCGTCTTCGGCTTTCCGCTCATGTTCACTTTCACTGACCTGGAAATCGATGTGTGAAAACTGTTGACAATAAATCGCAAGAATTCGGTGACGTCGTTCTGCGCCCACCCCGTAAAGACCTCGATGTTTTTCCTTGTGGCCACTTCGTGAATGGTTTTGACGAATCTCACCGG